TGACGGTGGTATGGGCCTCGGGGTTGACAAAAAAACACGACCGGCCTCCAAGCACCGTCTCCAGTTTGTCCTCGAACGCACCCCACAATGCGTTCATCGGAGCCGGTGTGATCGCCTCAAAGCCGGCGAGGTAGTTTACGGAAGCCATACCGGCTTGTCCCCTCCTCCAGTAGGTCCAGATGTCGAGTTAACCTTCGGTGTTCTGCGCCCGATTTCCACTGTGCTGCCGCCGCCGAAGATGCCGGTCGCGGCGGTCGCTCCGGTAGTCCATCGCCAGCGCTCACGCCGGTTCACGCGGTGAAACTCGAGAAAGTCCTGCGGCGCCAGGTATTCCGGTGGCCCGAACTTCACGGCGGTTTCCCCGGTGTGGAACCGCTCGGTGACGCTGACGACCATCGCCTGCATCGTCGCCCATGCGGCCTTGCCGCCCGTCAGGTTGAGGCGCTTCCCGACGTTGATGGTGCCGACGCACTCCTGGCGCGTGTCCTCGATGCTGCCGGAATAGTGCAAGATCGCCGCTGAGTCATACAGAAACCGCGCCAGCCCTGCCGGTTCCGCCTCCCCATATGCATCGTCCGTGGCGTTGGAGTATGTGCCGGTTTCGGCATCTGTGCTCACAATGTCCACTGTAATCACTTGTGGCGGGTTCCCACTGAGCCCGACCTTTTGCTGAAGCTCGCCGCCGGTTTCCGCGCTCCATTTTTCGTAGCTCAGTTCCGCCTTGATTGTCTCGTCCTCGCTTTGCACTCCCATCCAGTCCGGGATGGTGCCGACCGTCAGTTCGCGCGCCAGGTTCAGTTCCCCGTTCCTTGTGCCCACAGCGACAGAGATGTTCCGGATGTATCCGGTCTTAAGCCACGGGATTTTTTCCTTCCACCACTCCAAACGCACGGCAGCGTCAGCACTGAACGCGTCGATGGTGCCGACTTCGACCTGCGTTTTGATCGTGGTGCGTCTCGCCCCTTCCAGGTCGAACGTTACGACCATCACGCCGACGCCTGCGGTGTTCACGTCGGCCGGCCACTTCTGCTCGGTGATGTCCATGATTACCTGACCGTCCGCCTCGTTCCGTTTTTCGAAGCGGCAGACGACTCCGTCTCGCCGCAAGTCGTAGCGAGGCGTGATGTCCGACTTCACATTCGTCCCGTCGCCAAGCGCCCAGGTCACCGTTTCGAGCCGCTTCCAGATGCGGCAGTGGAACGTCGGCGCTGGCTCATCGTTCTCGTCAAGCGTCGTGTAATCCCACCAGGTGACCGCGTCCGGCGACCAGCGCAGGATGTTCTTGATGACTTCCGCCACGGTGATGTCGCGATACTCGTTGAGCGCCACCGTGATCGCGTCAAAACCATCTGCGCCGGCCGTGCGGATGATATCCACGTCGCCGAGTTGAATGGCGACGCCGGAGCGGTCGATTGCAAACGTGATGGCCTCTTGAATCTGTTCCTCGACGGTGAGGATGGTCGGGATGCCGCCGACTTCCTCGTCTAGCACCACCTTCCACGGGATGATGACGTGCGTGGTGTCCTTCGCCTCAAACTCCGCCGTTGGCTTCAGTGTCTCTGGGTTGATTGATCCGTCCCACGAAAACCACTGTTGCTGAAAGGTGATATTTTCCAGATCCCACCACGGTCCCACCGCGGTGTATAAATGCGTCTCGTCCTGCGGCCCGAGCACAACCGGGTGTTCTACCACCGTCCCCACGAAGACAATGGTTCCCCCCGTGAGTGTTCCGTCAACGGCTTGGTTCACGTCGCGCCGCAGGATGATGCGGCTGCCGTTCGGGAAGGAATGCTCGGCGGTGCCGTCCTGCAGGGTCATGCGAAACGACAGCGTGTCCGGCGCTTGCGACTTGGTGACCTTTGTCACGTCGGGATCAATGGACCAGTCTGCCAGCGTGCGATGGTCGCCGCCGTCCAGTTCTAGGGTCATCACGGTTGGCATGGCTTTATGATGGTCTGCTGTTCCGAACCTGTTGCTCGACGGTGGCTAGGCGCCCCTCGATCTCCGCCATCAGGGCGATGGCTTCTTCTACCGGCGCCAACCCGGAGTTGATGCGCTTCGCTGCGCTGGCCAGCGCCTGAGCGGTGTCCCCAATTTCTGACACGCTTGTGTTCAACGATGACACGTCCGGCGTTTCGCCTCGGGTTTGCGGCACATATCTTCGACCTGTGGTCGGGTCGTAGAATCGTCGTTCCTCGGTCACCTTCTGGATGTCCTCTTGCAGCTTCTTGTAGATGCCGCGGATTTGCTCATCAATCAGCTCGTTTTCCTGACGGTTCTTGGTCGTTCCGGTGCCCATCCGGAGTAACTCCGCCTGGATGTCCGCCCTGTCCCGCATCAGGTTGATGCGGCCCCTCACCGGCTTGCCATCCCGCCAGAAGTCTTCCGGCGGTAGGTCCTGCTCCATCGCGTTGTCGATGCGTTGCACGCGCGTTTTCAGCGTCGTCTCCCGCTCGCGGCGTTTGGCCTCCGCGATTTCCGACGCCGTTTTGATGCCCGCCACCTCCGCCCTGGTTTTTTCCTTGCCTTCCGCAGACGCTATTTGGCGTTCCAACGCAGCCATGCTGCGCTGCAATTGCGCGAAGATGGCAGCATACCCTTTTTGCAGCGCTTCCAGAGTTTGACTCTCCTCCGCGATTGCCTTGCCTCGGCTTTCCACGAATCCGATCTGCGTCAGCCGCCGGTCCTGACTGACTATTGTCCCCAACAGCCCCGCGGCGCCGCTGGCTTCACTGTGCGCCTGCTCTCCGGTCATGCCTCCCAGTTGCCGACTCATCAACGGCCCTGCACCTCCCGGCGTAAGCGCCGCCAGCGTGGTGATGGCGTCAACGTTGCTTCCGGCCAACGGCTGCAGCGTGTGTGCCCTGTTTTGAAAATAGCGCATCAAGGCCGGTGCTCCTTTGCGCTTGGCCGCGAAATACTCCGGGTCCTCCTGCCCATCCATTCGCGATTCAAAGCGCGCCAGAAGTTGCGCCAACTGCGACCGGGACGATGCTGACTCGCGCTGCAACCCTACGCGCTCCACCGCCAGGTCCTCCGTCGTCTTGTCGCCAGACGCCTCGCGCACGCGAGCGGCCTCCAACTTCAACGCCGCCACACGATCCGCAGTGTCGGTCTGCTCCATTACCATCCGGTCGTGTTGGTCGCGTTGCAGTGCCAACCGCTTCCTCATCGCTTCCGTGGTGATTCCAGCCTTGCTTGATTCGAACTGGCTTTCTATCGCCGCCCGCCCCGCGATGTTCTGTGCTTCCGACCGCTCTCCTGCACCGGCCTCAAACTTGGCCAGCGCAATGCGTTTCTCATTTTCCAGTTGCTCCGCCTGTGCGTCTGCGACGGCCTGAATTTCGGACGCCAGCGCCTCCATCGCGCTGACCGCCTTACTCGCCTCCGTGGCGATGCCTTCCAGATATGCCTTGAACCGCTCCGCTCGCTCGGTGGCAGCACCCATGCTCTCCGCCAGATCGCCAAAGTTGTTTTTGAGCCCCGGCATGGCCGCAATCGTTCCGCCTGTCGCGTGCCTGATCCATTCAAAGGAGGTTTTCAACATCCCGGCGGTGCCTTGAAGCACGCCCGTCTCAGCGATGAAGTTGCCGACACCCTTGGAGATGTCATCCAGGTCGTTTTTGAACGACCGCCATTGTCCGGACAGTGTGCGCGCCGTCACCTCCATTTGACCGCCGCCCCGTTGCGCGAGTTGTTGGAACACTTGATCCAGTTGCTTGGCCTGGCTCGCGGTTTCATCGACCGTGATTCCGTAGCGCCGAAGGAAGCCCATGTTTCCGTTCATTGCTCGGGTCATGACGTGTGCGGCTGTTTCGATGTCGCCGCCCATGATTCCCGCAAGATTTTTCACCCCTTGCGCGTAACGCTCCAAGTCGTCGGTCCTGACGCCCTGCTGCACCAGTTTCGTCATTACCGCTATCCACGCCTCACCGCTCACAGTGGTTTCGTTTTGGAGCACCTCCGCCAGTGCTTGGAACTGCTCCCGTGCCTCTTCTGTAAGTTGTCCGGTTTGTGCGAGCGCCGCGTCAAACTTCGCGATCACTTCCTGCGCGCCCATGAATTCATGCACAGCGTGGCGCGCGTACATGATGGCGGACCCGACGGCCGTGAACCCGGCCGCGACGGCTCCCAGCGGTCCCGACGCGAGTTCTGTCACCACCGATTTGAACCGCTCAAAGCCTGGGATGGCATCCGTTACCCGGTGAACGCTGGCGCTGAGTTTGTCCGTCCAATGCGCGGACCCGTCGAAATTCGCCATAACGACGCGGACGCGTTGCAGCCGCGCTTCAAGCTCGGTGAAGTCCTTGCCGAGCATCTTGGCCCGGCCAATGTCGCGCTCTAGCTGCGCCTCGACGCTCTTGGCACCGCTCAGTTCCGCCGACGTTGTGATCTTGAAGTCGATGTCACTCATACGGTGTCCCCCTTACGCCGGGGCGTGCGGTGCGGCGAGGATTATTGCGGCGCGGAAGGCGGCGCGATCGGGTCGATGTCGAGAATCGGCTCGAGCGCGGCGATGTCGGCCGCCGAGATTCGAGCGTCGGCAGGGAGCGTGATCTTGTGGTTCAGGAACAGTTCCACGCTGGTCTGGCAGAGCGCGGTCATCTCCGCGTGAAAGGTCGCCTCGTTCTCCGGGAGGACGCGGAAGCGCTCGGGCGAATACGGCTTTCCCTTGTTCGGGTTCGGCTTGTCACCAACCGTCTCACGGTCATCCACGACCAGTGCGCCATGCCGCTTCACCGCAGCGTTCCTGGCCTTCATGTAGTCGTCCGCAGCCGTCTGCATCTCCCGCGCACATCGGGCGATGGCGTAGGCGTCCTTTGGAGCGAGCTCGATCTTTCGGAGCGCGTTGAATGCTGCGGCGAAACCGCCGTTGATGATGGTGCCGAGAGGAAGTGTGAGTTTCATGGTGGTCGTTGTTTTCGTTGCGCTGTTTGTAGGTGCTGCCGTTCCGTTCGGCAAACCATTTCTCCACCAGCCTGTGGGCGGCTTTAGAAGCTGGCGTAGAACAGCCCCGAGCCGCTGTTGTAGAGGTCGGCCACTTCGGTGTCGGACAGCGCCCGGCCCCACACGCCGAACTCGTCGAGGACTCCGTTGGACTGGTAGCCCCACGACTCGGTTCCAATGTAGAGCACCGGGCTTGAGGAAGCGTTCAGAACACCAATCGAGCCGGAGGTGTTCTCGACGCCGTTCAGGAACAGGCTGAGTTCGCTGGCGTCCTTGTCGTAGCGGACGACGATGTGATACCAGGTGTCATTGCTGAGTGTAGTCGCGTCAGACGCCGACTGCCAGCCGCCGTCGTAGTGCCACACCGTCAGCGTGCCGCCGGTCAGGCGCAGCGCCACGCCGCCGAACGCTTCCCACGACCATATAGCCTGATCCACGCTGTTGTCGGGTGTCTTGAACCACAGGCTGACCGTGTAGCTCGCATCGTTCATCGGGAACGCCGTTGTGCCACTCTCAGTCAGGTAGCCCGGCCCGGTGCCGGCGTCCAGTGCGTTGCCGTCCTTGCCGGTGACGTAGCCGACCGTCCCGGTTTCTGTCAGGTCAACATTGGTGGTGTGCGCGTCGGTGGCGTCGTCCAGCGAGTAGTAAGCCCACAGGGTGTCCAAGAACCCACCGCCGCCACCGCCTCCGCCCGGTTGCCCAGCGGCCAGCAGTGCTGGATTTGAAAGGCCAAATTTCACACGTTTTCCACGTAGGTCGCCAGAACGTCGCTGTCCGTTGTCCCCAAGCACTTCAGCGCCAGCAGCGCTGTGGCTGACGCCGTCATCGCGGCCGGCGCTCCCCCGGTGTTGAACCACCGCCATCCCGCTGGCCAAGTCAGGCTTCGCGCGGACCCGTCGTCCGTCAACACCACCAGCACGCCGCGCCCAGCGGCCTTGTTGCTGAATGTGAACGTGGAAATGTCCTCGTCCACATCAACGGTGATCACTCCCGCCCCGGCAGCGTCGATCACCAATGTTCCGGACGCAATGGCTGCGGCATCCACGGTGTCGCGCAGTGATTCCACGATCACCTCCCCGGTGAATGTGTCGCCGTCAATGTCGGCCGGCGTGTAGCCGAGCGCGGCCTGCTTCGCGTTGAACGCGATCCAGTCGTCCTTGTCGAGATACCCGTCGTGCGTCGAGTCCGCGACGTGCATGGAGATGATGCCTGTGGTGCTGCTGTAGTCCACCGGCCCAGCCCCGGACACCGCTGCCCTGGCTCGTGCATCGGTGTAGTAGAGGTTGCCGCCCTCGGTCACGTCGTCGGTGTCGTAGTCTCCCGACGCGGCGACCACGGCTCCGGTGCGGCCATGCACCGAAGTGACCGGGGACCATGTCGCCAAGTCGCCTTTTTTGGCCACCGTGTCGTTGTCCACGGAATACGCATAGGTGTCGTCGCGGTACAACCCGAAGTTGTAGGTCCGGCCCGGTCCACCTCCCGCTCCCGGATGCTCAACGAGCAACGTCGCCGCAGGTGCATCAAACCCTCCGTTGTCCACCGTCACCGACACCACCACCGTTCCACCGCGTTTGCCGTGGAGGATGACGTCGTGGTATGTTGCGGCTCCGGTGACGTCCCCAGTGATTGCTGGGTCGTCGAAACTAAGCCCCGAAATCGCCGGGTCCGTCAGCGTGCAAGCCGCCAGCGTCCACCCAGTGAGCGTTCCAGCGGTGCCGCCAAACGTCGGCGAGTTGATCGTCGGCGAGTTGATCGTCGGCGATGTCAGCGTCTTGTTTGCCAACGTTTCCACTGCACCGATGCGCGAGATCAATCCGGGGTTTGTGGACCCATCAAAGCCTCCGTTTTGCGTGCCCACGGTTTCGTTGCCGCACTGTCCATCGTCTCCTCCGGTGTCCGAGTCGAAATGCCAAAATTGATCGTCCTCATTCCAGATTTGCCACGCCGCCCGCACAAAGCTGGTCTGAAATCCTGTGAGTCGCAGAAACCGCGCGTCACATTCATCCGCCGTGAAGTAGAGTGGATCACCAGGCTCGGGCGCGGTGCCGCCGACGACGTGACCGTCCTGCTTCACCGTCAGCGTGGTGCAGCCGAGCGTGATGTTCCGAGCCGGCGTGTCATTGGTGATGGCGCTGATGACAACCCAGAACTGTTTTGAGTCGTTTGTTCCTAGATCGAGTTCGCTTTCTTCAAAGGTGAACGTGATCTCCACATGCTGCGCGGTTCCGGCCAACCAAGTTTCCTGCGTCGGGTTGGTGAACGGCCCGGCCACCGTCTTTGCCATCAGCGCTGCGCCGGTTTTGTCTGCCAGCGGCTTCACCTCGCACGTGATGCTGGAATACGCTGCGCCGTCCACGAGCGCCGTCTTCGCCTTGTCGCTGAACAGCCCGAGTTGAATGGACAGGTCTGTTCCCGCCCACATGTCCGGCGTCGAGCCGGTGACGGCATCCTGCCACTGGTCGGTGCTCCGCACGTTCAGCGCGGCCCGGATTAAGTCTCTGCGGATGATGTCTGGCATGGTGTGTCCTTATGCGCTCGTTAGTTTTCCACCAACGACAATGTAGGCGTGTGTGACGGAAGCTCCCTTGTGCTCAACAAGCACGACCGACGGAACGCCTCCGGTCATGAACTTGGATGTGGTCCCGGAGCCGGTGTCGGCGGTGGACAGAAATTCGATCCGCCCAACTCGCGGCACCGCGTCCTCGTGCTCCAGAAGAAACTGCTCCGCCTCGTAGTTGGTAGCAAACGTTCTTTTTACCTGGAACTCGAATGTGTTCCGCGTGTTCTTGCGGTCGAAAACCTCAACGCTGGCCGCACGGAATTTCTCGACGACTTGAAGAAGCCGCACGCCGTTCTGGCGCAACCCTGCGGGTGCCTCAGAAGGAACATTCCCGGCGAGCGTGAACGGCGCGCTCGGGGGGACGGTCTGCGGCGTGATCGTGATCTTCATTCATCGGACTCACGCGAGGGTGAACAGCGGCCCGTTGACGCCGCTCGGGAACGAGCGCGTTGCGAGGAAGCCGAACTCGCCGCCGCGCAGCGTTGTGTTGCCGAACTTGAACCCGGCCTGCTTCAGCGCCGCGTTCTTCACCACCACCGTCGGTGACGAGCCGCTCACAGGCGCGATGGTGAAGTCGTGTGAGGTTGCGTTGCGTGACCGGCCGCGTGTGGCACCGCTGCCTTGGATGCCGAGCGCGGAGATCATGTTCGCCTCCGTGACGCCGACCGGGATGCACCGCGCCATGACGCCGACGTCCGCCAGCGTCATGCCCTGCGTGCCGGTCCCGTCAACCTCGGTCGGATCAAACCTGGTGTCGAACGCCACAACGACGCCGGTGCTGGTGCTGAACGAGTCGAGCGGAGACTGCCACGCGCAGGTGTAGGGCTGCGTGATGATGGCTGACGGGTCGAACTCCGTATCCGACGCGGGAGCGCCTGCCGCGGCATTGATTGTGACGAGCGAGTTGTCCGCGCTCCATGCGGTGTTGTCCTTGCGGACGCAGGTGAACTGCACTTGACCGAGCAGCGTCTTGGTGCTCGCCAGCGTGATGTCCGGCATCTTGGTGACCGCCGCAGCGTGGAACGTGTACGTGGTGCCAGCCAGCGTGTGGATGACCAGCGGACTGTCTCCGGCGGTTCCGTCTGCGGCGGTGAAGATCTCCGCGCCGATGGTGAGGATGGCTCCGTCCTGGTTGCTGAAGTATGGATAGAGCACTTCGAGGCTTTCCCACTCGCCGACGGGCGTGAACGAAATTTGCGGAAGCACGTCTTTGTCTCGCTCGTCCACCTTGCCCAGCGCCGACGTTTCCACGCTGAACGTCTCAATGTTGAAGTTCAGGTCGATGTCGCCCTGGCTCCAGAAGGTCGCTCCGCGATACGTGATGAGCGCCGGCCCGCGGATGATAGATGATCTTGTCATGTTTGTGCTTCCTGGTTCCGCCAGTGGTCGCCCAGTGGCTTGATTCGATTTCCCGCTTACGCCGCGCACCCGTGGTTGTCACGGGAAAAAGTGCTACGTGAAGTCCAACCGCCCGCAGTCGCTCGGGATGTATCCGTCTTTGAAGGCGACGGCACGCAGCGAGCAGGCGCTGGCAATGGCGACCGGCGTCACGCCGTCCCACTGCTCCGCCGCCGCGTTCCCCTCATACGGGAGCGATCCGTCGATGGTGTACCAGACGACCGCCGAGGACGGGTTGACCGTGAACGTGGCTGTTGCCGGCGATGCCGTTCCGTCCGGCGCCTCGATTCTCTGCATGGCCACCTTCCGGAGCGGCGATGGCCTGGCCTCCGTAGTGGCGAATCGCACCTCATACGCCACCGGCGCGATCGGATCCTCGACTGGAACGATGGTCGGTTCCTCCCCGATCATGGCGGTGAACAGCCCCGCCGACGCGTAGAGGTGGAATAGGGCGACCAGATGCCGCGCGATTTCCAGAGCGGCCTTGCCGGTGCCGCTGGCACCGCCGTTAAAGAGCGGGTCCTCGAGCACACGAAAGCTGATGCGAATCTTCACCGGCGATCCGGGGACGTTCTGTAACTCGATTGTTGCGAGCGGCGACTGAACCACGACGGCGGCGCCGATCTTCGAGTTCGTCTTTGTCAGCGTGGAGAGGGCGATCTGGACTTCACTTGAAAGGACGCCTTTGTCCTGCCGGAACGATGCGATGTTTTGGAAGAACGCGTCAGATAGGATTCGCTGGAAGCATTCGACCTGTGTGTCGGTCAGTGTTTTGTTTGCGTCGTCGCTCATGATTTACCCCACGCTTTGCGTTGAATGAAGGCATCTGACGCCTTGGCGAGCGCGGCCGCAAACTCTTTCTGAGTCGGCATCAGTTCAGGTGTCCCCTGCTGATGCACGCTCGGGACGAGCCAGTAATACACCCGCCCGCCAACGACGGCCTTCTTCTTTTCCTTGGCCACGACTCCCGGCGAGATGCCCACCTTGCGCGACTTGATCAGCGTTGCGACGGCCTCGACCAGGGCGTACGGCTTGCCACTTTTACCAAAGGCCATTGTGAGGTTGCCGAACTCGCCGGCCCGTTTCCCGTGAGCCTCGGCGATCGCTGGCAGGGTCAGGTACTTCGTCGGCTTGCCGCTGTAGCGCGCTTCATTGACGCCTGCGGTGATTGTGCCGCCGAGCCACGCCTGCCGAATGCCTACTTGGTTGACGCTGATGGTGATGACCGTCGGGTCCACTGTGTAGCTCGTGCCGCGTGCGGCCTGGCCGTAGAAGTGCGTCCGCTTCCCGCCCAGCTTGTTCGGGTGCATCCGGTCGAACGAGTAGAGGTTGTCCCGGACGAGGTTCTGGCCGGCGCGACCGAGCACCTGCTTTAGGTCGGGGTGATGCAGGTAAACCGCGAGATTCCTGATTTTGCTCAGGTCGTTCCCGTAAATGCTGACGGCGTAGGCCACAGACCATTGCTCTACTCCGTTTGCCGCGTTTGGCGAGTGCTGAGTTGTTTGATGACCGGCGAGTTGCCCGGCGTCCGCTGCGGCTCGCGCTCCGCGTCCGGGCAACTCAGCGTTCCGCGAGTTGCGTCTTGCTTAATGCGTAAAATCAGCCCTCGTGTGGGATGCCGATGAATGTGTTCACCCAGCGATCGAGGATGGCGTCAATCTCCGGCTGCCACTCGCTCTGCTCCGCGTCCGGGTTGACGGTTTTGGCGTAGTCCAGAACCTCTTTGAGGTAGAGTGCCGCCGCGTATGCGACGACCTGGAGCGGTTCCGTCTCCGTGATCTCCGGGAACTGCTCCTTGAGGAACACGTCGATGCCGCCTGGCCGGTTGAACGATTCGACGGGCGGGTAATCGTCCGGGAGCCCGCCGAGGAAGATGTCAGCCACGCTCTCGCAGTCGCCTTGGAGGTTGTCGGTGACGAACTTGAGCGCCTCCGGTGTCTCTGCCTCCGCCAACTGGATCAGGGTGCCGCCGCTCAGTTCGCGTAGGATTGACGCCACGGCTGCCTTGTCGCCGAGGTAGCCGGGTGCGCTCGTCGATTGCAAACCTGCCGCCAGTCCGTCTCCGATCATTTCTTTGTCATCTGCCATGCCACATGAATGCCACACCGCCAGTTCAGATGGAAGTCTTCATTTCAGAGTGCTGCTCACCTGGTCGCTCATCGTCGGAAGAAGGTAGGCATAGACGTGCGTATTTCCGTCCGCGTCCTTCTTCACGCTCTGAACCAGCATCCGCTGGTTTGGCACCATGATCATCTCCTTCTCGCTCTTGTGGCTTGAGATGTTTCCGCCCACGTAGAGTCCACGCACTGCCGGCCCCGCCTTCATGTGGACGGTCACGTTGCCGCTCCACGCCGTGGTGATTACGGACGTCGAGATGATGGCCGGGTCCTGAAGCACTTTCCCGGTGGAGTTCAGCAACTTTGCGTAGTCGGCCGGGTCGTTAAACGAGAACTTGCGTGCCAGCCATGTGCCCTCCGGTATCGGCTGCGCCGCCTTCTCCAATGCCAGCGCGGCGGCCACTCCGGAGCTTCCCTTTTTCTTCTGCATCAACTGCGGGTTCTGGCTCAGATAACCGCTTCCAGTGTATGCCTTGATCTCGGCGCGTTCCGATTCTGTCAGTGCGGCGTAGGCGGCTTCGTGCTGTTTCTGAAGCTTCGAGGACGAGTTGTTGAAGTCTTTGGTGTTCTCAAATGTGCCCATGTTTCCGGCGAGCGGTTTGAACTCGCCGAGGACGTGATACCTGCCGATGTCGTTGTAGATGCCCTTCTTTGCCGAGAGCGGGAACTCTTCATGCAGCGTTTTGAAGTCGCCGACCAGATCCTTGACCGGCTTCACCGGCTCCGGCGGTGGAGGCGGGTTCTTCACCGCGTCGATGACGTCGAGCAGTTTCTGTTTGTATTCGGCGAGCTTCGGCGACTTCGTGGCGTCGATGGCATTGATGCCGGCCACGTCCCCCTTGAATGCGAGCGCGTAAGCCTTCGCCGCAGCGTCCTCGTTCAGCTTCTTCACCGCGAGGTTGCTCGTGGTAAACACCGGAGGCTTGATCGGCTCGACGGCCTTTGCGATGACCTGGTCGAGCGGCTTGCTGACGGACGGAGCGGTCGCCTTTGCCTGGCCCGCCGCCGCCTGGATAATCTTCGACGCCGAGATGGTTACGGCAGGAGCGGCCGGCGCGGCCACCGCACCTTCCGGCTTCGGGTTCGCGGCCAGATGCGCGAGCAGCGCCTCTTTGTAGGCGTGTTGCTGCTTGGCGTATGTTTGCTTGGCATCGGCCTTCGTGTAGACGGCTGAAATCTTCGCGGCATCACCGGTCAGTGCCGCCGCGTGAAGCGCGTTTACTTTGGCGTTGTGGACTGGACCATTCGCGACGCTGGCGGTCAGCGGTGGTTTCGGAATCGAATCAACCCACTTTGCGTGCGCCTTCTCCGCTGCCTCCTTGGATGCCACGGCTGCGGCGCCGTGCTTCTGCTCCATCTCGGTGAGTATCATAGCGTACACCTGAGCAGCGGCCTTCTGGTACGGGTTCGGCGACTTGGTCTTGCTCAGGTCGTAGGCGTGCTTCTTCAGTTCATCGATGTTCCCGGTGTCAGCGGCCTCTTCCATCTTGGCGATCTTGTTGACCGCCCAGTGCGCCGCGCTGTTGTGCGCCGGCCACTCGGTGACGTCCAGCGATTGGATGTGCTTCAGCGGCTTCTCCACCTTTCCAAGCGCCTTCTTCTCCGCCGCCGCCGTGGTGGCGATGGATGCGGCCACGGAATCCGGTTCCGTTGCGGTGACCGGCTCGGGCTTCGTGGCAAGCCCGGCCTTCTCCAGAATCGCGTCGCGCCGCTGCTTCAGCACCGACGCCATCGCCGCAGCCTTGTCGCCGACGAGGAACTGCTGCGTCAGGTTGTCGATCTGCGCGTCGGTGACGGTTTGCAGCGCCTGCGCCGACTCCTTCAGCGCTTCTGGCGTCATGTCCTTGAATACGTGCGCGGCCTGCGGGTTCAGTTTCTGGTCGCGCATCGTGTCCCATTCCTTCGGGTCCGCGCCGAACTCCTTCTTGCCTCCCTGCGCCCGGTATTCGAGAGAACCGCCTGTGTCCACCGTGGTGATTTTCTTGGTGTCGTTGTTCCAGACCTGGTTGTCGTAGCTGGCGCCGATGGCGTCCCAGTTCCCAAGCCACGCATGGACCGCGAACGCCTTTTGAGCGGCCTTGCGCTCACCTTCGCTGTTCTGGTCAAACGGCGCTTTGTTCAGCCACGGCGTCGCGGTCATTACCTGCGATTTCGCCGAGTTGAATGCGACGCGATAATCCGGCACGGACTGGCCGGCCGCCTTGTAGAGATTTGCCGCCAGCACTTCCTGGACGGCCTGAGCGCCACCACCCTTCGGCTCCTTCACGTACCACTTCGATCCGTCCGGAGCCTGCATCACGCTCGCCGGGTTGCTGCCCTGCTGCCCGCCGATGACCTTCCAGCCAGTGGTGTTTACCGGCACGTCAGGTTCGGAGCCGCCCGCGGGCGGGTTCGACGCGCTGTCACCGGCGCTGCCCTGCCCGACGTGGCACTCCTTGTCGCCAGCGATCCACGAGTCGCCACATGGTTGACCGCCCTCGTTGGCGGCGTGTTTGGTGGAGCGAAACTCATGGCCCGGAAGGTCGCCATTCGCCGCCTCACGCTCACTGATCCCGAGCATCTCGTTGACGAGGTTCTCCGCGCGTCCGCTCTCGCTGAACGGTTGCGTAGTGTCCCCGTGCGCCAGCCACGCCTTGAGCGTGCCCACGTCCGTGCGCGTCTGCGCGCTGATGCGGGTGTCCGCGCTGCCGTCGCTGAAACTGCGCCGGTATGCTACCAGCGCCTGGGTCGGCGCGCTGAACCCGAGCATGACCTTGTGCTCGTCAAACTCGCCCGTGTCCGGGTCCGCCTGGTCGATGACGAGGACGTGCGGTGAGTTCTCGTCCGGCCCGACGTAGCAGTCCACATGGTCGCCGTCGGCGCTGCGGGCGGATTCGTTGGCGACTGGTTTGCTGTGGTCTTTTCCGTGTGCCGCCCTGTCAATGGCCGGCAGCAGATCATGCCGCCCGGTAGCGTCTGCAAGCACCTGCCGGTCGCGGCTGCGGTTCAGCATCGTCATTGCCTCCTCGACAGGCACCAGCCTGGTCGCCGCCGTCTCGTCCGGCTTGAACCCGCGCGGGTCGCCGCCTGAGCGTGCCCCGTGGTAGTAGCGCGTCACCGACGTGTCGCCCCGGTAGTCGCCGATGTGCTTGCCGATGACCGCCGTGAGTCCCGTCTCCTCGTGCAGTTCCTTGTGCGCGGTCTGTTGCAGCGTCAGCCCGTCCTCGACGGTGCCCTTCGGCAGCGTGAACTTGTAGCCTCCAAACTTCCACTTCGGCTGCACCAGCCAGACTCGACCGTCCTTCTCCTGCAGCACCATGCCTGCGCTGACGTGCTGCCCCTTCGGCGGTTTCGGCGGTGCCGGTTCCTTGGCGCTGTCCTTGATGGCCGCGAAGTCCGGCGCCTGGACTGGTGCGGTGCTGATGCCGTGCAGCGTCTTGGGCGCGTCGGCGCCGGGATGAAACAGGCGATGTTTCGGGTTCGCCGGCTTGCTCAGGTCGTCCGGCTCCGCCTTCTTCGATGTCACCATTCCTGGCAGTGAGTATTGCCCGTGCTCCTTGCCGCCCGTGGGCGGGTTGCCTCCGCCGACGTGGCATTCCTTGTCCCCGGCGATCCATCCCTCGCCACACGGAATGCCTCCCTCGTTCGCCGCCTCACGTTCGCGCGGGTGCAGTATGTAGCCGTAGTCCACCGGCATTTTGACGCTCCACTCCGTTCCGTCCGGTGCCGAGCCGCGCCGGATGCCGCCCGCTGGCGTCTCGATGCGGATGTCCAGTCCCTGAAACTTCAGGCGCTCCTTTCGGTAGTTCCCGGCCGCAGCCTGTGCCGGCGTCGGCTCGGTGATCTCGTTCGCCGCGTGCGTGAGCACGCCGTCTTTGAACGTGTAGCCGTCCCCCAAGTCTTCGAGCAGCGCCTCGCGGAGTTCCGGTGTCAGCGCCTGGACGCTGCTCTCCACGTCCTCCTCAAAGTTGCGCGACTGCGGTTGGACCTTTTCGTCCTTCGTGATCACGCCCAGTTCCTCCGCCTCTTCTCGGGTAATGTCCCGGATGTCCATGCCGCTCTGGTAGTCAAACGGCGGATAAGGCAGCCCGAACGCCGAGATGGCTTCCCAGATCGGGTCGTCCTTGCGCGCGATCATGCGGCCTTCCGCGTAGTCGCCACGGCCAGGCGTCAGTTCGCCGCCCGCGTCCTGCCACCGGGTTGGCCAGTCGCGCCACTCCTCCCGATCCTCAGCCCTGACGAGTTCCTGGCACGGCCATGCGTCCAGCACCGCCTCGTTCTGCCCCTGCGCCCAGCGCCCGAAGCCCTGCGCCAGTTCCGTGTTCGTCTTCAGCACAAGGTTAAGCCTCTGGTCGCTCGACAGGTCGGTGATGCTTCCGCGCTGCGCCGCGTCCGGCTGGTAGCCGATGGAGTTGAGTTCGTCCTTCAACCGAAGGCGGGCGGTGGCGTAGTCGAGACCCTCGGTGACCGGCTTGCCGTCGCGCAGCACGGTGTGCGGGTGCAGGATTTCGTCGATGGTGTCCTGAATGGTCTGGACGTAGCGCGCGTTCGTGGTGCGTGCGCTGAACCGCGCAACTTCGAGGATTGACGGGTTGATCTTGGCCAGTTCCGCCGATGACAAATCGGTCGGCAGCAGCGCCTTGACCGCCGTGGACTTCAGGGCTTCGGCGAATGGCAGAGGATTTCCGAACAGCATTCCCCTGCGCTACTCTCGCCGGCTGGATTTGTCACGCACGGCGTTGCGCCGCCGCTCTCCGTAGTGTCAGAAACTATCCAAATTCCAGCCTGCGTTTCGGCGTTCGATCTTTGATCCGGGAAGCGCCAGAAACGCAGCCAGAGAAATGGTACGCCGACGGGTTCCTTTGAAGTTCAGAATCGTCAGTGAGTTGCCGTTGATGATGTCTCGGGCCGCGATGCCGCGCTCGTCAAGATCGTCGTGCGTCGGAAAGCTGTTCGACACAGCAGCCGTGGCGCTGAATGTCTTCACGCACACCGGAGCCGGGGCCGGCACGAACTTCGCGATCTGCGCTTCAACCTTAGCGGCGTCGCGCTCAAGCACGACGACGCCGCTGAACTGAGGCACGCGGCCCGAGAAACCCGTGAGGGCTTCGGCGAACTCGATGCCGTTCTTGGTCATCCATCCGTGCGCCTTCTTTTCGGTCTTACCGCCGAGCGACTTCGCCAATTTTGAAACTTCCGAATAGTTGAAGTGCCGAAGCCCGGCGCGAACACCGTGAATGATGTCCACATTTCCGTAAGGGTTCTTCGCCTCGCCGACTGTCGCCACCGGCGCGTCGGTCGCAACTGCGGCAACGCGGGCCGCGTCGCGGGCAATGCGCTGTTCCGCGGCGAGGCGCTGGCCGATCTCGAACGCCTCTTGCTCGGCGGGCAGCCGGCAGATTTCCGACGAGCGGCTCAGGCCGTCCGCGATGTTGTCTTCGCCCGCGATTTGATTGAAGGTGACGAGCATCGAATTCTCGGCGGCGATCTTCTTCGCGAGCCACAAGTACTTCGCGCCGTCGTAACCGAATTTGGTGCTCGCCTCGAAGCTGCCGATCCGGTCGTTCCGAACTTCGATGCGCGACAGTTTCATTTCCTTGGCCGTCTCGACGGCTTTCAGGACGCCGAAGCACTCGGCAGCGAATTGATCGTAATCACCGTTCGCGGTGTGGCAGTTCCCGTTGACTGCCGTGCAGCGGGCCACTTCAGTGCCGGCCTCGTCGAGCACTATTACGGCGGCTTTCGCGCCAACGGCATTCGAGCGCCGGGCCGCGTCGCAATAGACAAGGTGCAGCGGCTGGCCGGCGACGGCGGTTTCAATCGCCGCTTGGGCGGCGAGTTCGTTTTGCTCGCGCCGGGCCTCGCGCACGGCGGCATAGTCGATGCCGCACACTTTTAGGAGCGCGGCTTTGTAGCGCGGGAAGGCGCTGCGGTTGTCGAACCCGAGTTCGATTCCGATCTGGCGAAGCTCGGCTGATGTTCCAGCGCAGAGGATGCGCTCTTTGTTGTCGGCTACAATTTCGGCGATGGTCTTCATTATTTTGTCGTTTTTCGCTCCGGGCACCATGCCCGTTGCTTGGGAGCACATTACCAGGCCGCCGTTGGTTGGCGATTGGAAAATCAGGGGTCATTTTCCACCCGCTCCCCAGCCTAGAGGTCTGCGCTATCTAGGCCGGTTTCATCGGCCAATTTCTCACCCGCCCGCTCGGCTACGGCGATGGCTTCCTTTTCATCCAAGCCGCCCCCGCCGGCCTCGGTTGGCTGCATCAGGTTACGCACGATCATGTCGAAGTTGTTGGTCATAAATTCACCATGCCAGCCCGCGCTTCACTGCGTTCGGGCCGCCATCGGCCTCGGCATCCTTGGCCGCTGCCAGCCAGCGTGGAATGTTAAACGAACCATCGGCGTTCCGTGTCACCTGAGATTTTGGAAGGAACACAGACGTGTCGCCCTGTAACGAGGAATGGGCTGCGTTGTACTCGACCCTGAGGTGCCATGCTTTATCCGTTTCGCCTGCGAAGGTGTAGCTTCCGGGCTGCGGGGTAAACATGCGTGACTGAAGTTTCTGGTCGGTTAACCACTTCGGCACCGTGATTTTCTCGCCTTCCATTTTGACCTGAGACTTCGGCATCCACATGTCCTCAAAGTCGGGATGCGAATAGAGGATGGCCTTCTCGGTTTCTCGAATCACCTTACCACCGCTGAACGTCGAACTGCCGTCCGCATTACGCTTCCAACCAAGTGTCTCGCCAGCAGCTTCCTTTTGTGCGTCCTGAGCGGCGGCTTGCTTCTGCGATTCCAAGGTGGACTTACGCTCGGCGATCTTGTCCTCCAGAATTTGGCGGCCACGTTCTGTAACCGTCAGTTTGCCAGCTTCATCCAAAACCTGACCACGCTTCGGCAGCCAGTGCTCTCCGTGTTCTGGGTGCGCGATCTTCATCGCCTTTTCCGACTCGCCGGTTTTCTTCCAGCCTTCGCTCGACGCCTTGCCGCCTTTGCCTGCGGACCAGCCAATGCGGCATTCCTTGTTGGCGCTGATGAACGAGTCGCCGCAGGGTTGCCCGCCTTCGTTCGCGAAATCCTTCTCCCATTTCTTTCGAGCCGCAAGAGTGTGCGTCTGGTTCGCCACCAAAGTCACTCCGTCGTCCTCGACTAGGATGTGGCCTCCGTTGCGTTGAATCCACTTTGGCATATATCAAAGCCCGTTCATGGCGTCCCGCGTGTAGACGCGTGTGCTGCTCCGCACGACCTTGATGTTGCCGCCCGACTGGACGTTCACCGCCTCCGGGTCGGTCGGCGCGCTCACCACGAGGTCGCCCTTGACGATGGCGTCGAGGTCCTTCTCCGCCTTGCGGATCAGTTCCTTCTGGTCCTCCGTCAGTTGGATGCTGCGGCTCAGTCCGATGCGCGCGTTCATCGCCTCCAGAATCAGCCAGCACGCCGCCGTCTTGAGCTCGGGAGGGATGGTGTTGGCCGTGGCGCTCACCGTGGTGCCCCTGGCCGACTTGACCTTGTTGCGGATGCGCTCGATGACGTCCACGCTCGCCGCAAGGAATGGGTCCGGCTGGTTGTCCGCCAGCGCCGCCGTCCGCAGCGCGTCCGTCTTCAGCCCGGTCAAATACGTGTCCAGATCGGTGGCTGCCACCGTCACCCATGCTCGTGTTGCGCTCATGCCTGTGCCTACTCCCGTCCCGCGCGGCGAGCAAACAAAAAGGCCGGCCACTTTCGCGGCCGGCCTTCGTGAATCAGTTCCGATCAGGAGATCGTCGCCTTCTGAATCCCGAGCGTGCTCGTGACGATGATGTTCGAGTAGTGCTCGACGGTGATGTCGATCAGCTTCGCGTTGATCTGCTGCTCGTACACCCGGAACGGCGTTCCGCCCGTGGTCGGACTGACGAACCGCTTGATGTTCGAGGGGTCCTCCGCCGTGGCGTTCGACTCCGCCATGAAGAGCAGGACGTAATCGCCCAGCACCTTGCTCTTGGTGGCCGCTGCGCTCTGGTATCGCTCCTTGCTCACGCGCACCTCGTCAAGGCCGAGGTATCCGGCCACTTCCGCCTCGGTCATGCCGGCGCTGGCGAACCCGCCCGCCGTGTTCTGAGCGCGATGCGAAATGCGGCGCTTGTTCCACGCCACCGTGCCGTAAAGGCCGCGGTTCGGGTTGATGCCGGCCGCGTCCTGAAACGCGATGACCAACGCGGCAATGTCTTGGTCTGGGTCCTTGCCCGCGTCCGTGTTCCACGTCTTGGCGGTGTTCGCTCCCGCCGCGACCAGCAGGGCGATGGCCCGGCGCAGTTCGTTGCGGTAGAGCCGGCGCATGAGACGTCCGGTGTAGAGTTCGCGCCAGTTCGGGTTGCCCTCGACGTTGTCCAGGTCTACCCGGATGGTGAGACCTTTGTTCAGCGTCTTGGCCGACTCCTTTTCGCTGGTAAACTCCACGCGCTTGAAGTCTGCGCCGATGGCGCGGACGTCATCCGTTTCGGAGAGGAACTCCTCCGCGTTCGACGCCTTGCCGAACTCGAAGCGGCGAGAGGTCTGAACCTTCGGCGCGACGAATTCGAGCGTGGCCTCGATGTTGTTCGGGTCCTTCCAGCCGATGGCGTAGGTCGTCAGCGGCTCCGAGAAGTTCGCTTCGACAAAGCGGCTCTCGTTCGCGAAGTACATCGAGCCGGGCGCGTTGTTGGCGCCGAGGTCGTTCCCCGCGATCATGTCGGCAATCGCTCCCGCGACTGCCGCACCTGCGATGAGTTTCGATTTCATGTTCTGTTGATGCTTTCTTGGTTACGGAGTTGCGGTTGCTTACGCGAGGACCTTGACTTCGGCGGCCGTGGCGAGCGCGGCTCCGATGGCACGCACGTCGTCCCCGATCTTCTCGGCTTCCGTCTTGAGCGCGGCCAGGTCGGCTGCGCCGGCCGCAGTCCCGTCCGTGCTCGTGAGCGCGGCGATGACCACCACCTTGACCGGCGCGTGAGTTTCGATTTCGATCACGTCCCCGTCGGCGGCCGAGTCCTGCTTCGCGACGCCGATGCGGTAGAAGGTGCCGGCTGCGGCCGGCTCGTTCTGCACTTTGCCGCTGGCTGCGGTGTAGATCGTCTCCCCGACATCGATGGCTTCGGACGCCACAACCTTGCGGGTGAGCGACGTGGCGTTGAGGAACTGGACGGCGACCGGGTCTTCGGCTGCCTCCGCCTCGTCAGATGCGATGCCGACCGGAAAGTCTGATGCCCCGCAAGCGGCAACGTGATCGTCGTCAGACCCCTCCTTCACCAGCAGGAATCGGGTTGCGATGGCTCCGTCCGCCCGCTTGGTGATCGCGTCTTCGTGGACTCCCTCGGCCACGTTGGCGAACTGGCGGGTGTCTCGACGGCACCGGATGCCGTCCAGCATGGCCCGAATGCCGTCCGCCGCGATGGCGATGCGCTCCCGCATCTGGACGCGCTGCCGGTTGGATTGACCGACGTGTTTTTGTGCCCGGACGAATTCACCCAGCCGCGCGCACACTACCGCGGCAAGGAGCATGGCCAGCGCCATGATGAGGAACGTATAAGCGTTCATGGTGGTTTTCCTTACGTTTTGGTGCCTCGGCTTCCGCGTCGGCTTTTGTTTTTCTGTTCTGTCGCCCACACCGCACACGCGGCGTGGAAATCTTCAACGGCCAGTTGTCACCTGCGCCTCGGGCTTCTGCATCTCGGCGAACAGCGCCGGCTTCTCAGCCTTGATCTGCGCGAAGCAGTAGTCGTAGTCGCACTGCTTCCCATCCTTGCGGTTTGCGTCCATGCGCTCGTTGACGGCGTCGATGACCTGGCTCATGCGGCTGCGCGTGTCGCTGTTCCGCTTCCCGAGGTCGCCCGCGCTGATGCTGCTCTGCGTCTTGAGCTTCTTCGGCAGCTTGGTGAAGCGGTCCAGCGTGTCGCTGAACGCGGCCTCGTTGGCGAAGTCCTTCTCCCACACCGGACGCTCCGCCGCCGTGATGCGGCCCGCCTGGATGGCGTCGTTCAGGACGAGCTCGATCCGCGCCTTGCGCTCGTTGGCAAAGTCCATCTCCAGCTTCGCGGCCTTGGCGGCTCCGGCCTCGGCAGCAGCCAGCTTGGTTTCGAGCTCGGTCTTCTCGTTGGCGAACTGCTTCTCCCGCTCCGCGAGCTTCGCCTCGGCCTCAGTGCGCGCGGTGCGCGACGCCGTGAACTCGTTGATGAACGCCTGCGTCGCGTTGCTGTCGGTGACGGTGATGCCTGCCGCGGCAAGCGTCGTGATGAGCAGCGTCTCGTTGGCGATCAGCTTGCCCTTGTCCGCCTCGCACGCGCATCCAGCCTTCTTGGCGGTTTCGAGTTCGTTGGCCATCTCGGCGTGCTTCTTCTCGCACTCGTTGACCATCGTCTCCTCGTCGAGTTCGTCGGTGTCGGCCTTGCCGAGAAATTTCTTGATGTAGTCGGTGAGTTTTTTCATGCCGTTGGTTTTGGTTTCTGCCGTTTCGTTGACGAACGTCACAGCGTCCGCCTCTGTCTGTTCCTCGTTGGCGAAGGTGACGGGTGCCACCGGAATCTGAGGCTCGTTCGTGAAGCCGACGCTCTTGATCGTGAACGGGCGCCACACCGCGCCCTCTTTCCGCATTCGCCAATTAACCGAGTGACCGTGGAACGCCTTCTTGGCGATCAGCGCTTTTCCGTCGTCGTTCCACTCCACGTTGGCAAACAGCCCGTGCGCCTTGCAGCCCTTGCCCGCCCGGCACGCCGCGCAGTTCGCGTCCTCGCGCACGTCCAGTTTTCGGATGCGTCCCTTCGCCGCGGTGTCGGTGTAGCGATCCTTCATCGCCGGGAAGTCCGGATGCCCGACGTACCATGGCAGCCCGAGTGCGCGCTGCGGCAGCCCGGCCATGCTGCTGAACTCGTTCACGATGGTGTGCGCGTCCTCTGCGCGGAAGCGCTGCATTCCGCTGGCATTGTCCCAGTCCCCGAACGGAGCCAACTGCGCCCAGCTTTCGTCCGGGACCTTGGCGGAGGTGTTGACGAATGTCACACCATCGCGCCGGACCATGGCTCGCGCGGTGGTGATCATTCGTTGGAGGATTGGCTTGATGGCCTTCACTGCCTCCGCCGCTTACGCCTTACGCCGATGGTGTCAAACTAAAATCGCACGGAGGCGTCGGTCAGTTCCTGGTGGAAGTCCTGAAATGCTGCGGTGCGGCGTTGCGTTTCGGAGGCTGCCTCGTGCTTCCGCGCGGCCGCACGGACGCGTGCCGGCGCACGGTGGCCTGCGTCAGCCCGTTGAAAAATCCGGCGCTCATCGCGTCGGCGATCGCCCGCTCGCCTTCCGGGTTCTCGTTGATCGCGTGCAGGATTGCAGGCAGTTGCTCGCGCAGGTTGTGGAGCGCCACACGAAACGCTTCCTCGTTCGGCATGTCGATGACCGCCTGCATCCGCTCGCGCAGCGGCTCCAGCACATGCGCCTGAGCGGAAGCGGCCCGGCGCATCGACGCAGCCAGCAGCCCGTGCTGCTCCCGCGCTTCGTTGGCAAACGACATGGCCGGCAGACGGTTGCCGTCTTCCATGCCCGGCTGCGGTGGTGCCTGCGCGGCCTCCAGCACCTCGTCTCCGTCCTCTGCGATCTTGCGACCGTACCGCTCCGCCGTTTCCTTCTTCGCGAGTTTCACGCCGTGCTTCGTGAGGAACTCGTCCACCTGGAGGTCGCTGGCGACGTTGCGCGGTTCCGGGATGACGATGCGGACATATGCGGCCGGCGCGGTCCCGTCGCCGAAATGGTAGGCGATTACCTTTCGATCCACCTGTTCGTTCAGTGTCTCGGAGATGAGCCTGGCATCCTGGCTCTTGAGCGAGTGTTCCTCCTTGCCCTGCAACGATGCGCCCTGCCCCTCGCCGGAGCCTGCGCTGATGGTGGACAGGTCCGCGCCGCGCCACAGCGCCGCAAGCGCACGATCCATGCGCTCGACAAGCGGTTGGAATGGCAGCGTACCCGTGGCCGCAAAGTCGATCTTCGAGATCTCGTCGTCCATCGACGTCACGCACGAGAAGTCCGCTGCGACCGCCTGGACAGCCGCCTCGACGGCTTTCCATCCGTCGCTGTCCACCGGGTGCTTCGTCTTGCCGTGAACGCCTGGCATCCCGTGCTTTTCGCAGTACATCACCCAATCCTTGAGCGGCAGGAGCTTGTACATGTAGGCGACCGCGCACGCCTCCATGAGTCCGTCGCCGCATGTGATCAGCCAGTCGTCGTCGAGCGGTTCGCCTTCAAGCGCGAAGTCGTCCTTCAGGAAGCGGAGGGTTCCGGTCCGGTTCTCAAAAAACCAAAGCGGCACGAAGTTGAACGTGGCGGTGAGGTTGTCCTTCGTCGGACGCCAGATGATTTCGTGCGCGGCATACTGCTTCGCCAGCGCGTCCATCATTTGCTCGACCAGCAGACTAAACCCGCGGTTTTGGTTCCGGTCCACGGCGTGCGTGGCGCGCAGGTTCGAGTAGAAGTATTCGAGTTTGGCCGCGTGTTCCTCCGCGACGTTCGGCGCCGCCTTCGGGTCCTTTATGATGGACCAGTCGTACGCGGTCAGTGCGGCGGTGCGCTTCGGGATGACGCACTTCAGCACGTCGTCGCGCCGCTGGATGGCGTCCATCGTCATCGCAAAGCGGCGCAGCATGCCGGCGTTGAACTCCTCGATCTGGCGGCTCAGGTTGTCCGCCGTCAAATCGCGAATCGGGTTGAACCGGGTCTGCTTCCAGTAACGGACGCGTTCCGGTGTGATGATGCTTACGAACTTGCCGCTGTCAGCCATGCACGCGGGCTTAAGCCCGACGCGCCCGAATGTCAAAGGCGAACAGCAGTGACGTTCACGGAGGCCGGCTTATCGCATTGCTGTGGCGGTGGCGGGTCTGGCAACCGTGTTTGGTTTCTGATTCTGGGTATTTCGTGAAGGCGCACGAGCAGGCTCGGGTTCAGGCGGACGAGATCGCCGGGGCAGATGCACCAATCACAACCGTCGCATCCATGCCTGCGCGCCCACTGCGCGTAAAGTTTTACGCGGAGCTCCTTGGCGGTTTCTCGTGTGAACGGCTTCATACTCGAACACGCGCCAACACCTCGGGGTCGCCGCGCAGCGCCAGTTCGATCACGTCTTCAAACGTGAGTTCGCGGTTGTCGTGCGCGATCTGCAGTGCGCGCTCGCGCACGAGCACTTCCGGGACGCGTGTGTGCCTCGAAATGACGGCGATGCGTTCGGAGGTCCGACGGGCTTGCTCGCGCAGCCGCTCGCCGATGCCTGGCAGCGTCTGCTGCGGAATCGTCGCGACGCGGACGGTGATCTCGCCGGTCGGTCGGTGCTGTGCGTTGAACTGCTGGCGTGCCCGTTCGAAGTCCATGTGTGCCAGTATCGTTGTGGTGCAGTCGTTCATTCGTTTCCTTCCCCGTCGCACGCAGCGCCACACTGCGTTGTAATTTGAGAGTCCATGTTACGCTCGATTACCGTTCCCGGCGCGGTCGCTGACTTCATCGTTCAGCCGCCCTTTACCGCCGTGATGATTTTATCGACGACGTGTCGAGGTGCCGGCGGCGGCGGCGAGTTCCACGCCCGTCGGTGTTCCTCGTAGCACGCCTCAATGCGCGCCACGACGGCCTCGACGCCGGAGTCCGGCGCGGAACTGGTTGTGTCCGGCAGCACCGGGTTTGGCAGCGCGGGTCGCTCGGCGCGCATCGCCTCCGCGGCTAGTCCACCGCGTGGAATGGGCCGCGCGGCCTCCACGATGGCCGACGCGCCGCGTTTCGCCAGCGTCCGCTGTCTCGCCTTGGGCAGCTTGGCCACGGCCTCTGCGGCGCGCAGGCTGACCTTTCCGGCCTTGACGAGCGCCTTCACCGGCTTCGCCGCCTTGGAGGCGACCGAGGCGGCCCGCTGGACGCTCCGCTCCGAGACGTGCAGTTGCTCGGCGACGCCGGCCTGCGTCAACCCGCCCGCGGGCGGGTTCGTGGCCCGCAGGATTTCCTCCGCCATCATGGAGCGCTGGCTCTCGGTGAGATGCCGGCGGCGCAGGTTCCGGCTGATGACGTAGGCCAAGGCATCGCTCCCCGTGAACGGCTCGACGCGGGGTTCGACCTTCGCGGCCTGGCAGGCAAGGTATCGGTTCCGTCCATCGAGGATTTGGCCGTCGAGCAGGACGATGGCTTCGCGCTGGCCGTGCGCCTTGATGTCGTCGGCGAGTTCAAAGATGCCCGCGGTGTCCATCGGTGGAAACATGGAGCACAGCGGGTGCAGTTCGTAGGTATTGGTTTTCATGGTGTCTCTTGGTTGTTGGTTTCGAGTTTGGCCAGCGCGCTGACCAGCGTGCCCGCCATGTCTTTGACGACCGCCGCGAGTTCGCGGACGGAAAGCCGATGCGCGCCACGGTCCACCCTGGCCGGCACGACGACGCGCAGGTCGTGCAGGCGGACGTACCTCGACGCGGTGTCCGTGGTGAGCAGCCCGGCCCCGCTCGGGAGTTCTCCGATGACATCGGCGACCAAGGTTGGCGGAACCAAGAAGTAGAATTGCGATGGCTTCCTCGTCCACGGCAGTTGCTCCCGGTATTGCATGACGCGCTTCTTTGCGTTGGCGCGGAAGTCCGCCTTGGTGACCTTGACCTCAATCTCGATCACGGTCCGTTTCGGCGTCACCCCGACGACGTCCGGGATGCCGATCCACCGAGCCGGTGCCCGCTCGCAGGCCACGACGATGCTCTGCCGGGTGTAGCGCAGCCAGTTGCAAGCGCAGGCTTTAAGGTAGTTCGCCGTCACAAAAGTCCCGGTGTTGTGGCGCAACGCTGGCGCGCGAGATTGGCGTAGTCCGGGTTCAGTTCGACCAGGACCGCGTTGCGTCCAAGTTCGATGGCGACGCGGCCCGTCGTTCCGGATCCGCCGAACGGGTCCAGGACCGTGCCCATCCTTGGGCAGCCGGCCAGAATGCACGGCTTGACCAGCGCCTCCGGGAATGTCGCGAAGTGCGCCCCGCTGTAGGGTTGCGATGGGATCGTCCAGACGCTCCGCTTGTTGCGCTCCGCAACGACATCCTTCACGGCCCCACTGAACGACGCGTTGGCCCGCGTGGTGTCCCGGTCCGCGATCTCCGCCTTCGGGTTCACACCGGGCCGGTGCATGTGTTCCATCGTCCGGCTCAGTGTTTGGTTTCCGGGCCATCCGCGCGCGTATCTGGCGTGGCTGTCTGGACTGCCCGGCTCGCGGATGGCGTCGGCGTCGTAGTGGTAGCGGGCCGACTTGCTCAGGATGAACAGGTATTCATGGGCCTTCGTGCAGCGATCCTCGACGCTCTCCGGCATCGGATTCGGCTTGTGCCAGATGATGTCCTGCCGCAGATACCAGCCATCCGCACGGAGCGCGAAGGCAACCATCCAAGGGATGCCGATCAGGTTTTTCGGCTTCAGGCCATAGATCAAAGCCCGCCCGCATCGGTTGCTGACTTCCTGGTTGCTTTGCCCGCCGCCGAGAGTGCTACCACCAAGGCCGCCGCTCGGCCCGCTATTGTAGGTATCCCCCAAGTTAAGCCACAGCGTGCCGTCGTCGCGCAGCACCCGGCGAACCTCGCGGAAGACGGCGACCATCGTGGCCACGAATTCCTCGACGCTCGCCTCGAGTCCGATCTGCGCGTCGATTCGCGTGGCCCCGCACTTCTTGCATCGGCTCGCGAACGGCATCCCTCCGGCTCCCTCCTTGTATTCCGTCCCGCCGCCGTTGTTCCATTCGCCGAGCGTTGACTTGCTGCTCGTCTGGCTCCGGCCTTTGTGGTCGCACTCCGGGTCGCCGCCGACCCACTGACCCGTGCCGTAGTCGCGCAATCCCCAGTATGGCGGCGATGTCACGCAGCAATGCACCGCTTGGTCTGGAAACGTGGCGAGAACCTTACGGCAGTCGCCGACGTGGATTGTGACTTTGGGAATCGCTGTTTTCATTCGTTTTTCGTTGCCGCCATACAACCCGCCCACGGGCGGGTATGCAAGTCACAAAAGCCCGCGGCCTCGACGCGCCCGCATGTCGATAGGCGTCCGGTTCGGGTCCTTGCTCTTCACAAGCCGCACCGCGCTTGGTGACGTGTCCGCCAGTGCGTTCAGTCCGCCGCTGAACCCGTCCACCTGGTCGTCGTCCAGCCCATCCGGGAACGCCTCAAGCTCCGCCAAAAACGCCTCGTTCCACGATCCGCGCAGCAGGAACACGTTGCCCGCCTGCGCCTGTGCGGAAGCCGGCTTCGCGCGCACCAGCTTGCTCTTGGTCGCCGGGAACGCCTTGATGTTGAACTGCGCCAGTTGCCGGATGTGATAGTTCGCCTCCGCCTTGCCGGCCTGTCCGGGATCCTGCTCGATGCCGATGGCCACGTCCACGCCGTCTTGGCTCGCCGTGTTCTTGATGCACTGCTCGACCGTTCCGCTGGTTCCCTGGATGCGCTCGACGTGTTCAACGAAGAACATTCCACGATCGTCCCTGGTGATCTTCACGCCGACCGTCCAGTCCGGTTTCGGGTTGTCCGGTGACGGCTCCGTGGCGGCCCGGTCCCAGTAGCGGATGGTGGATGTGCGCTCGCGCGGGACGGCATCGACGATCTTGAACCACGAGCGCCGGAACACGTTTCCGGTGCTTGCGCGTATCTTCCAGTTGCCGGCCAGCAGCCGCATCCGGTCCACGTAGGAGAGCGCTTCGAGGTTGGCGATGTATCCGGGGTCCGTCTCGAGCAGGATGCGGTTGTCGTACACGCTCGCCGGGATGAATGTCACCGACTTGGGTTTCGAGCGCGGATGCCTCGCCACCAGTTCGGCCTCGGTGTCCGCCCAGATCAGTTCGTCGTTGACGCGGATGAACCATCGAAACACGCCGGCACGTTCCTTGATCGGGTATCCGTATCGCGGGTTCGGCTTGCCGTCGATCGTCTCGTTTTGGTCGATCCACCACGCGATGAAGTCCGCCACCCAACTGTCCGGGTCCGGGTTCGTCGTCGCCCGGATGTATGGCCGCACGCCGCACATGGAGCGGTTGCGGCTCATCATGTAGAAGAACTGCTTCGCGGAGAAGTGCGTGAGTTCGTCGTAGCCCATGTAGCAAACCTGCGCTCCTTGCCACGCGTAGACTTCCTTTTCGTCCTCGAGGTGCGAGAACCGGATTTGCGTCCCGGACGGGAAGACGTGCGTCAGCCGGTGGCGAATCGGGCGCGCTCCGAGCGGGATGTAGAGCTTTTCCGCCTCGTCCCACAATCCGCCGGGGTTCGTGATCTGGACGGCGTTGCGCCGGAACAGAGCGGCGTTGAATCCGCGCGTGTCTTTGTGCCGCAGCGGTTCGAGCAGCAGGCCAAACGACTTTCCGCCTCCGGCGCTCCCACCGTAGATGGCAATGTCCGCCGCCGTAGCAAGGAACCGCTCTTGCGGACCTGGTTGCGGAGCGATGCGTTGTTCTGGCCGGTTGCTCACTCTTTCCCTCTGCCGTTCTCGGGCAGATACAGCACGGTGCGTGGTGTGTTGTCGACGTCGATGGCCGGCGCGGTGACCGTGACACCGTCGCCGGTCAGTTCCATTCTCCTCGCAGCGTCGAGACCGAGCAGCGCACGGATGTGCTCCTGAACGCGTAGGATGAGTGCCATGTATGCCGGATCACCATGAGACGTCTCGCTGTTGACCGTGGCCTCCACGCCTCCGTCCGTCGTCCCGCCCTGGCCGAGCGTGGTCTTCTTCTGCGTCCTGACGATCTGCCCCTTGCTGGCTTCCCAAGCCTGCCAGAGTTCCGTCTCCATCTCGTGGTACTTCAGCAGCATCTTGCCGATCCATTCGTCCCGGTAGGCGAGGCGCTCCGCACGCCACTCCTCGATGACCGCCTTCAAGTCCGCGGCGACCTGACTACGGCTCAGGGTGTAGCGCCGGTTCGCCGTCACCCATTCGGCGATCTGATGCTGCGTGTGCCCTCGAATCCAGAGGCGCGTGAACTCGGTGCGGTCCTTCAGCACCTCCGCGGGCGTGCGTTTGTTCGCCTTGAGCTTCTCTGACTGCTTCGGCTTGCGCGGCGTGGCGTGCGGGTCGCGTGTCATGCCTCACGTGGCGATGCTGCCTCACTGAGCGGCGGTTTCCGCCCCGTCCGCTTCGAGCGCGTCCTCGATGGTCACGGCGGTTTTCATCATCTCCGCGAGCGGAGGCGCGTCCTCGATGCAGATGTGCGGGTTGTAGCGGATGCAGTCGTCGTTCCGGTCGACGATTACCCATTGGAGGATGGCGGGATTCTGGCGGACGTGCGGTTGGGTTTCGGCCTGTGTCAGACGCTGCTTCCGGTATTTCGGGTTTAGTCCGGTTTTGGCGTTTGAGAGGTGCTCCGGCTTGATGAACATGACCATCTCGTAAGTCCACAGGAACGCGCGACGGCGTTCGGTCATGTGGTTGTTTCTCCAGGCGTGTTCGAGTTCTCCGATCTTCATGGTGTCCTTCTGTTGGTGCGTTGCGGTTGTCCGGATTCCGGCGCATGTCACGCCCTTGTCCGGGAGAGCGGTCAGAGGCGTTCCGGTTTGTGGCCGGCCTGCTCCATGCGGTCGAGCGCCACGGCGACGTATCGCGGGTCCAGTTCAATGGCTCGGGCGATGCGTTGGAGCTTGTCGGCGGCGACCATCGTGGCGCCGGCTCCGTGGAAGTTGTCGAGGACGATCTGGCCTGGCTTGGTGCTGTTCTCGATGGCGCGTGCGGCGAGTTCGACGGGCTTCTGCGTCGGGTGCAGATACTCCGCGGCGTTGTCGCGTCCGATTTCCCATGCGTCGGTTGGCTGCGGGTTCCCGATGGTGATGCGGTTGCCAGTCTTGACGCGGATGTGGCGCCACTTGCCCTTCGGCGGCTTGCTGCGGATGAATAGGTGCGCGTTGGCGCCGTTGGAGATGTGGAGTCCGCTGGCGACGGCGATGTGGATGTCTCCGCCGCTGGCCTCCGCGATCCGCCAGACGGTGGCCTGCGTCCGATCTCCGTGGAATGAGGCGCTTCCGTCGGCGCGCTCGCAGTAGAAGCATGGCTCCGTCTGCCAGTGATAGTCGGCGTGGCCGAGAACAAATCCCTCCTTTACCCATGTGATGTATTGCTTCTCGCGCAGCCCGACGGCGTCGAGGGCGTGTTCGAAGTCGCGCCGAGTGGCTGCCGCGTGCCAGATGTAGGCAGCTCCGTTCCTGGCGAGCCGCTCGACGGCCGGACGCATGGCGGGGATCAGGAAGTTTGCCAGCGCGTTGTGTGTCAGGTCGTCGTTTGCGATCTTCTTCTTCCCTTTGGCCTGGTAGCTCACGCCGTATGGCGGGTCGGTGTAGTAGAGCTGGACGGTTTCCGCGTCGAGCAGGCGCTCGTACAGCTTCGGGTCGGTGCTGTCTCCGCAGACGATGCGGTGCGGGCCGGCCCGCCACATGTCCCCGACCTTCACCGCCCACTTGGCGTGCAGTTCCTCGATGCGCTGTTCCGTGGCGGACGGCTGCGGTGTTTCGTTGGTGTCGCCGGTCGCCAGCAGCCGCTTCAGTTCCGCCTCGTCGAACCCGACGACGGTCATGTCCACATCCTCCTCGAGTAGCGCCTGCAGTTGCGACCGCAGACGTTCGTCGTCCCAGTCGCCTCCGTGCTTGTTGGCGGCGATCATGGCGGCGGTTTCCGTGGTCTTGTCCCATGTGACTTCGCGGTAGCTGAACCGTTCCCCTTCAAACTCGATGTGCCCAAGCGCCGTCGTTCCGGTGCGTGTCGGCTTCGTGAAGCGATGAGTGATCTCCGGTACGCTCTCCTTTGGGTTGAAGTTCTTCACGCGCTGATGCCCGCCCACGGCGTGCCCGGTCTTGGTGTTGAAGATGATGCCGCTCAGGTCGCCGAACCGGCGCATGGATTCCCGCAGCGCCTGCAGCTTTGCGTCGGTGATGACGCGCGGATTGTCGGGGTGCGGAGGCGGTAGTGCGGACTTCGTTGTTTTCATTGCCAGCGTTGTATCGCTGACTTGCGCTCCTCACAAGGTCATTTCTCAGGCGCTGTCAATATCCTCCTGCCGATCCACTCGATGACGTTCACGGTGACGCCGTTCCCGAGTTGACGTTTTCCCAAAGCAAAATTCCGGGGTTGAGTTCATTGGCGATCCTTACGAATTGCAGGCAGAGGTTGCTCCGGTCGTCATCGAGGCTTCCGCGCAGACCGGCGACGCTGAAGCCCTGGCATGGTGTCCCGCCCGCGAGCACGTCCACGCGCGGCAGGTTGTGCTTCCCCACGGTGGTCATGTCCCCCAGCAGCAGCGCATTCGGGAAGTGGCGACGCAGAATGTTCCGGCACTGCGGGTCGATCTCGACAGCGAACTGGCATTCCATCCCGGCCCGTTCAAGGCCGAGGTCGATGCCTCCGATGCCGCTGCAAAGTGTTCCAAACGTCAGCACGCGGCCTCCGTCAGCGCGGCGAACTCCTGCTGCCCAATCGGCTTCGTGGGCGACCAGCCGTTGCGCTTCAGGAACGTGCGCGCCTTGCTCTCGTCCACCAGCCGGTATGAGAAGATCGTCCGCCCCCGGCTGCCGTCCGCCGTGCTGCGCCGGCTGCACTCGGTGCGCTTGAGGATTCCGACCTTGACCAGCGTGCGCCATGTCAGCCCGATGGCGTTCCGGTCGCCCGCCACCACGTCCCGCGTGTCGATCTGGTCCGGCCAGATGATGCGGTCGTTCTCGCCGACGATGTGGCCGAGAATGGCCACGGCGATGTTTCGCGCGGTGCCCGGCTTCCACGTCAGCACCTTGATGGTGGCATCGTCCAGATGCGCGTCGATCTCCTGTGCGTTCATTTCGGTTTGGCCTTCTTCATTTTCGCCAGCGTCTGCTCGACGGCGGCTCTCTGGTTTACCGCTTCACAGATCCGGTGCGCGATACCGAACGGATCCGCGACGTTGAAATCCGGGAACACGTCGCACATGCGTTCACCGCGTGCGTTCTGGACCCAGACTCCGATGCCGTCGTGGCGGACTTCCCACGGTGTGTCCTTTTCCATTGAGTTCCTTTCCGAGTTCGATCAGCACCAGCCCGATGCCAAGGTCCGGCTGCTGGCTCCTGGTCGGGTGCATCCACCGGGCGACGGTGTTGCGGTGAAACGTCTTTCAGGTCTTGGCGAACAGCAGCCCGAGCAGAATTTTCGTGCGGCCCGGCTCCGCCGCCAGCCAAGTGCGGAGCGGTTGCAATGCTGCGTCCGCGACCGTTTGCGTGTAGTTGTCCTTCATGGCGTTTACTTCGTGACCGGCAGCCCTTCCGATTCGAGTTCCTCGTTGCTCAGGCTGTTGAACCAGCGCTCCATTTCCGTGAACGGAGCGTCGCCGACCACTTCGAGGCAGATGGCGTTCGCGTAGTGGAACGTCGCGGCCGGCCTCCCCTCCTGCCTGTCCCAGATGCCGATCGGCGCGTCCTGCGGAACGTCCGGGAATGGCTCCCAGAACGCGCCCACGGTCATCACGAATCGCTCCGTATTCATGCTGCGCTTCTGCCCCGGTTTCGCAAGTGCGTTTCTGGCGATTTCCGCCATTGTGTGCGGCACGCCATTCACCGCGTCCATCGCGCGCTCCAGTCCGTCGATCCGGCGCAGTGCCGCCTCCAATGTCCGCACCCGGTTCCGCAGCTCGTCTGTTGTTTGGTTATTGCTCATGTTATGTGGTCTTGCCCACTGGAATGAAGTAGCTGTGACAGGCTCGGACGGTTACTTCCTCGCCAACGTCGCGGACGTTGTAGCGCATCATCGCATTTGCCACGCCTTCCGTGATTGTGCCGGTTATCCACTCCCCGTCTATTTTGGTGACGAGCATCGTGAATGTGCCTTTGCGTTGATTCCTGACCTCATACTCTTTGCCTTCGGACAGTTCTGCATTTCCAGCGACCACATAACCAGTCGCTGATGCAGAACCGGCTTCCCGCGTTTCCGTTCGGACGTTCGTTTGCATTTTGTCTAGGCCGTGACGAACTCGAAAACGTGCCGGCTCGGAAGCGCGGGGTGAGTGGCGCTCCCGACGTATTTCCATTCCGCACCCTGCTCGGTCTGGATTTCCTGACCGGTTCGTAACGTCGCGAACTGGCGCGTCTCCGTCTCCGCCTCGGTGTCCACCAGCGCCCACATGCTCAGGTGGTTCGCGCTGAACTCGACGCGCACGATCTGCGCGCCCTTCGGCATCTGAACATCGACGCCCACATTGGTGGCGTCCATGAATGCCTGCTTTGGTGTAATTTTGAACCGTTGAACTGTTTTCATTCGTTTTTCTTTCGTTTCGCTCGGGTCATTCCCTTGCTTGCACCACACATGGGGCAACACCCGTTTTGGTGCAACTCAAATTTCCAGAAACTTTTTCGCGTAAGCGATGGCCTCCGCCACGGTGTGGCAGACGGCAACCTGCATCCCAGCCTGAACGAGCTCGCGTGCGACGTCGTGCTGCGCCTGGCTCAGTTTGTTCCCTGGCATCTTGAACTCGACGAATGCGACTCGCCCGTTCCATGTCACCGTGAAGTCCGGCCATCCTTCGCGAATTGTGCTCTTGCGATCCATGCGCGAGTGGACGTGCGGCACGGGAACCACTGCGGCGTGGTAGCGCAGCCACGTCGCGAACTGGTCGTGCATGTCCGCCTCCGCCTCGTGCTCGGTGACGGCCCGGCGCTGTTCCTGCGCGGCGATGCTGTGCGGCTCGCTCGCCGGCATCAGCCTGCGGACGGCCGGCGGCAGTGATGCTGCGTCCCAGCCCATGTCAGTCGCTCCTCCCCCAGTCGCCCCTCGCGGCGATCATCGGCAGCGTAGTTCCGTCCGGCCTTGTCCACACCGCTCTCCGCGCGTCGTCCATGTGGTCATGAATCTTCCGGTGGCATTCGTGATCCACCGGCATCCAGAACCGTTCATCGAGCAGCAGTGTCCCCGCCCGTCCCCGCGTGTGATGCACCTCCGCGCTCGTGCGTTCTCCGCACACGCCGCAGACGGGATGCATCGCGAGGAACGCCCGCGCCTTCAGACGGTATGCGGTGTTGGTCTTGACGCGCCGCCTGGACACGGCGCGCAGCTTCTTCGGCGGCGTTGATCCCGAGCGCGATGTCGCCGCGGTTAATGGCGTCGTCGGCCGCCTCTTGCCACCATGCACGGATGGCTTCGAGTTCGCGCCGGTACGGTTTGCAGATTCGCATTGCTCCGGGAACGCCGAAGTCCACGGCGCCTTTCTGGTCTTGGGTTTGTATCCTCGCAGGCTCATCGTCAAAGCCTGTTTGTTAGTGTGGATAACAGGTGAACAATCGCTGCCGTGCCGCGCCAGGCCAAGACCACCAGCGTCACGTATCCGGTGACGACGGCGATGCGGTGCGTCCACTTCATTGCCCGCGCTGCGCGTTGTTTGAATACGGCGCGGCGGATGTCGCGCTTGAGTTCCTCGGTGTCATTCTTTGGCATTGGGTTCCTTTTGCTCCTGCTGTGTACATTTCGACGATGAATGCGTGGACGAGCCGGATGTGGTGACAGCGCAGGCTGGGCGAACGGTGCCCGGCCAGCAGCTTGCCCTCGTTGCGCCAGTAGAAATGGTGACACTCGCACGATCCGATTCCGTCGAACGCGCACACGTTGACGGTGTGCGGGTCCGCGTGGCTTCGCGATCCCACCCGGAACATTCCGGGTCCGAGGCATTCCACTTCATCCGGCTTGAGGTGCGTAACGTCCATTTGCGTTGGCTGGTTGCGGCGGTTCATCTCCTATTTTTAAGCCCACGAACAGCAGGCGTCCGTGCTTCGACTTGCCTGCGGCGTGCATCAGAATGTTCAACGCCTGCGCCACCACCTCCGCCTGTTTTGTATCGGTGCCTGCCGGCACGGTGATTTGAAACGTGGTGCTGATTTTTCCGGTGACCTTCGGCAGCACGCCGCACGGCGCGTCAAATATTTCCGAAGCCACCGACTCGACGAGTCGCCGTGTCGGCTCCGCGTTCCACGAGGTGATTGGCACGAACGGCGGCATCGTTTCCTCGCGCCCGGTTCGGGGTTCCTCGAGTAAGAACAGTGTCTCGATGCCGTCCTGAAGACCCACGCTCTTGATGATGTCCTGAAAGGCGCGCACCGTTGCGCCTCGGGTTCCGACGCAGGCGCTCATGTCCGCCTGGTTCACCCAGAGGTGGACGGCTGTAACGCTCGAATCCTGGTCGACGTCGATTAAGATGTCGCCCTCGTGTTTGCAGACCGCTCGCGCGAGTTGGTCGGTGATCCTTCGGAGTCTGTTCGTTGTGCTCATTCGTTCCGTGTCAATTACGGCTCGCCCTGCCGTGGTGCAAGAGGGAACTCCCGCACCCGCAAATCCTGCGGCCACTCGGCGGGGTCGCCGCCCTTCTTGTCGCGCAAGACGACTCTGGCCCCGTCAATGCCTGCAACCGATGGCCAGCATTGTGAGTCAGGAAACGTGTCCGCGCTGTTAACATTGTGGTCGATCACATGTGCCCCCAACTGCTTTACAAACGCGGACACGCCAGCTTCTTTGCACTGGCGCACGCCATCCCGAATCCACTCCACGTTGCAGGGGCGGGCATTCGGGCCGCTCTCGCCGCCGAAGATGATTTGATGGATTCGATTCTCGCGCCGTCCGTCGCTCCATCCATCCCTCCCGAGCACATACCTGAAATTTACCGGCCCCAGCATCGGCTCGCAGGAAATGAAACGCACCGCCGCCGGAATCTTGAGCAGTTCCGGGATGCGCCTGTCCGCCATCTCCTGATTCTCGCACGTCGTGCCAATCCAGACGTTGTGCGGTGGGCCGTGGAAACCATCGTCGCCGGTCTGCGCTGCATTGCTCCACTTCATCACCAGCACCTTCGCGTCCGACAACGGCTCCATAACGTCCCACGCAGCGGCAATCCGTCGCTGCCAATTCTCCGGGCGCTTGGTCAGGAGTTGCCACGTCAAATTCGGCGTCTGGTGAATCACCGACAGCAAATCCGCCAACCACTCCACCGGCACCTCGTCATCCAGCCAGTCGGAGAGGCTGGCGCAAAACACGCGCTGCGGAGGATGCTCAGGGTCGTGTTTCCGATTCCACTTCAACGGCTTCTTCCAGTTCGCTGCGCTGGTGCGGATTCGCGGCACGCCCTTCCGGTATTCTCCAATCCCGAACCGATGGGCATGTGCAGCCGCGTAGCAGTTGGTGCAGCCGGGGGATACAGGCGTGCAAATCCGCCACGGATTGAACGTGTAATCGGTCCATTGGATTTTCGTGTTCTCGCTCACTCAGTATCCTCCGTCGCGTTCAACGTCCCCCGCGATTTCGCCCTTCTCTTCCTCGCACCGGTCGCGATACGTGCGGCCTTCGGCGTCGGTGTCGTCCGGGCCGCTGATGTCTCGGTCGGTCACTCCTGCGGGTAAGTTCGGATCAGCATTCATTCAGTTTTCATTCGTTGGCGTGCAGCCTGGCTCGGCTGCACGCCCCTGTTGTAATGCCGGCTACGGATGCGCGCCAGCACTTTCCGGTGCCCGGTCGATGGCTGTCTCTCCGGTGACCACGGTGAGCGCCACGGCTCCGCCTCCGGTGCGGACCGGTATGGTTCCATCCACGGTGTTCAACTTCAGTTGCGCCGGGTCATCGGTGCTTGTTTCCGCGGCGTCCTTGTGCGCCGGCCTCGGGATGGCCAGCTTGACCTTGACCACCGCCGGCTTGTCGGTGCAGTCCAACACGACGGGCATGTTGAACTTCAGCTTGCCGTCGAAGTGATCCGCCTGGATTTGCCGCAGCGTCCTCCAGTTCTTCACCAGCAGTTGCTTGGCCTCAATCAGGACGCTGGCGACAATCATCGAGTCCTGTTCGCTCAACTCGCAGTTTTGGCGCACGCTCGCCGCGACGTTGTCACGGTTCGCGAGGTCGATGTCCACGACGTTGGTGACCGTCTTTGTCCGGACGGTCTTCGGTGTTTTGGCTTTCGCCGGTTTCTTCTTACTCATTGTTTTGTCCTTCGGTTTTCGTGCCAGCACCATGCTGGTTTGAAATCTTATTTGTTCGTCCAACAAATCAGCACGCCCTCAAACGGCAAGCCGTGTGTCGTCTCGAACCACTGTAGCATTTCGAGACGGTTAGCAAAGCCATCGGCGCGAGCGAATGCTTCCTCGTCGTGAAGTGCGAGGCCGCAGAGGGTGCATCCAAGCGCGCTGATTGTGATCGGCAGCGTTTTGGTGATGACCGCTTCCCGGAGCACTCGCTGTTTCGAGCGATATGGTTTGCCCGTCCATGAGCGCAGGCTGATACGGTCGCCCGGTTCCGGCATCCGTTTCGGCGTCGGGCGGACTGTTTGCAGCTTCTCGCCGCGCTCGACGAGTTCCGCAAACTGCGGCTTGAACATCCGCACAAAAGAGGATGAACCAGCCGCTTCAGCGATCGGATGGATTGCGTCTCTAGTGTTTTTCATAGCATTGGCCCAGCCGTCGCTGAGTTTGGGTCGTTCGATCTTCATTGGAGGTATGCCTTCCGCTTCTCCGCCCGGTGCGACGCGCCCGCCATCCGCAGTATCGCGTATCCACATTCCGCGAGCCTGTCCTGCATCCGCTCGCCGATGATGGCAAACAGTTCTTCCTTCGAGGCTAGGTTTCCGATCAGCACCGTCTTCATTTCCTGGTTGTAGCGGTGGCTCAGGATGTCGTGGATCACCGGGAACTCGTCCCGTCCACCCGTGCTCAGTCCCATCTCGTCCAGCACAAGGCACGGCGTCCGCTTGCAAACGGCGACGATGTCCTCCGCACGCTCGTCCCGGTAGGTCCGGCGCAGCGCGTTCAGGAGTTCCTGCTGTGTCAGCATCCGACCGCGCTTGCTCGCCCGCAGGATGCTAACTCCGAGATGCGACTTGCCGGTGCCCTTGTCTGGCCCGATCAGGCAGATGAACCCGGAACGGCACGCGATGAAGCGCCGGACGGTGGTGAGCGTGTTCTGCTCGCCGGCATCGCGCGGCACGAAGTTGTCAATCGTTGCGTGCGTCATGTTCCTCGGGACGCCGCTGTCGATCAACTTCTGCGCCGCCGCGTTCGCAGCGGCGTTGGCGTGGCACTTCCCGCACGGCAGGTAGAACGCGCATGGCTCGTTGCCCTGCGCGATCCACCGGGACATCTCCGGGATGTCGAACGCCAGCGCGGTGTCGGGATGCTTGTCGCACCGCTTCACCTCGCGTGTGGCAGCCCACGCCGCCGCCCGCTTTTGATTCGCGATGTTCGCCCTCATCGCCCGCTCAAGTCCGGCGCAAGCGGCGGTGAGCACGGTGTCGATGGAGTCCGTTGCCGGCCCGAGCCGTAGCCTCCACCCGTCCTGCTTCGGCGCGCATTCCTGACATATCCACTCGTGCCCATCGACGTTGATCGTCTCTCCGATCTGCGCCTGCTCAGGTCCGGTCGCGAACGCCACGACGGACGTTCCAGAGGTGATCGTCTTGGTTGAGGTGAATTGCTTCATGTTGATGTCGGGTCCGTCCACGGTGTTCCGTCAAAGTTCTCGACGCCGGCCACGAACGGAACGGGCGCTTTCGGCTGTGCCTTCGGCGGTGTGTGCCCGCCCTTCGGTTCAAAGATGCCCTGGTATCCGGACGCCGTGGAGTGACGCAGTGCGGCCAGTGCTCTGGCGGTGCCAATTCCGCAGAGAAAACCGAGTTGCTTGCCGGCTGCCGTCGGCGTGATCGGCTGGCGCTTTTCCCGTCGGTGCTGCTGCCAGTCCTTCCACGCATCCTGCATCTCGGGAGTGTCCAGTTCAACGGGGAGCGGATAGTCCGGCGCCAACGGCGCCTTCTTCTTTCCGATCAGTTCTTCTGTTCCATTGTTCTTCTTTGTCGCGGGTTCCCCGTCGTCCGGGTTTCCCACGGACGGGTTTCCCACAGCACGGGAACCCGTATTGTGGCTCTCCGGCTCCTGCGGTGTGTCGTAGAATTCCCAAACGCACCGGGCGAACCTGTTCTCCGCGTCACGCTCCTTGTGCAGCGTCACGTACCGCTTCGCCATCAGTTCCTTGAGGGCGGAGTTCATGGCATCCCGGCCCTCTGTGCCCTGCTCTTCGAGCCACGTCTTGGTCACCTCCCACGATCCGGTGTTGCTCAGAACCATCGCGAGCAAGCCCCGCGCCTTGAAGCTCAGTGTCTTGTCGCGAAGCATGGCATTCGGAAGCACGGTGAAGTCCTTCGTGCAGTTGGATTTAAAGATGCGTTGAGGTTTCATGCGGGGAGGAAAAAACGACCGGACGGCGAGTTGAAAAACAGCGGTGAAGTTCCGCCCGCGCGTTTCCGCGCCACGCCGATCCGGTCGTCAGAGTTTGTTTCCTTCATACGTTCGGGTTTTTCAAGCCCGCAGTGGTGTCACCTTGCTCCGAGCAGTTCCTGTGAGTCAACGATTTCGTAATCGAGCGCCCGGTATACCTCCACGCGGCGCCTGCTGTGCTTCGCCATCAGCGGGTGCTGGTGATCGGTGAAGTCGTAGATTGTCCCGTGCTCTTTGCCGGCAAACGCGCGCAGCACGCGGCCCGTCCTCTGCTCCGTCTTGGTGCTGCTTCGCCCACCGCTGACGAGCACCAGCACGTTCGCCCTGGGAAGGTCCAGCCCCTCGTCGGCGAGTGACGTTGCCACGATGCACCACACGGTGCCCGCCTGGAACGCCTGGAGCGCCTCACGCCGCGCCTTCGCGCCCATCTTGCTGTGGCACAGCCTAGCGCCCGGCAGGCGCGCACACAGGGCATCCCCGTGCTCGATCTGGTTCACGAGAACCAGCACGGCGTCGCCCCGATGCGCGAGCGCAGCGGCCACGGCCGCCTCGTTCCTGGCGCGGTTCTGGACGATGCCCATTTCGATGCACGCCTGCCACGCCACCTGTCCCCACAGTTGGCCGGGGTCGCCCCTCCAGAACCGTTGCCGCCAGCGCATGTCGGTGGCGATCTTGGCGTCAATCGGCTGTTGCAGGTCCGGGTCTGTCGCGTCGAGCATGACGACGCGGGCGTGCGCGAGACGCCTGGCCACCGCCTGCCGGTCGATGGTGAATCTGTCGGTGCCAAAGATGACAGCCATCGCCTCGTTCCGCTCCGGGTCTTCGCTGTACGGCGTCGCGGTGAATCCCCAGCGTGCGCCCGTGCAGGACTCGATCTGCGTGCGCCACGCGGGCGCTGGCGCGTGATGGCACTCATCCACGATCAGCAGCGCGCAGTCGCTCCAGTCGGTTGCGGCCGCCGCGCAGGCAACGCGCCGCTCGATGCGGCACGGGAAGTTGTCGAGTGCCTTATGCGCCTGCTGGCACTGCTCCTGTGTGTTCGCCATCCAACCGACGCGCACGGGATGCTCGCGACCTCGGGCGGTGACCACGGACTGGATTGCCGCCGCTGCGATGACCGTCTTGCCGCTTCCGGCCGGCGCGATGCAGATGGCCCGACGCCGGGTGCGTATCCACTCGACTGCGCTCTTCTGGTAGAGTTCGAGGGTCATGCGTCGAGCGGGGATTTAACACTCAACGCATCGGCATGGCAGTAGCGCTCAGTGGTTGTGATCTGAGCGTGGCCCATCGCTTTGGCAAGTGCCTTGATGTTTGTCCCGCGATTCAGGCAGTGCGTGGCGTAACTGTGCCGCAGTTCGTGCGGAACAGCCATGATGCCAGTCTCTCGGCGAGCGCGTTTTACGGCGCGCTGAATCGTCGCAGTCAGGAGATGCCATCGAACCATCCGCCTCGGATCATGTGGGTCTGGTGACGGGTATTTCAGTGGAGTGAACCATGCCCACTGCCATAAGCATTCAAACTCGGGATACTTGCGTGCCAGTTGATGCGGCAACTGGATTGGGATTTGGTCGCGCACGTCCCGCAACCACGTTTGCCGCGCCGCTTCCATCTGCTGCTCAATCCGACCAACCAGAGCGCACGGCATTTTGACGACACGGTCATGTCCACACTTCGGCTCGCGAATGGTGATCTGCTGCTGTCCGATGTCGATGTCCTTAATCCGAAGCGCAACTGCTTCACCCACGCGAAGCCCGCAGCCGTAAAGTAGATGCGTCACTAGGTTTGCAGGGTATCCTCCAGTGTCGCTCACCGCTGCCAGAAGCGTCCTTACTTCTTCCACCGGAAGCGCACGGCGCATGTGCTCTGGGCGTTGCGCCCGTAACGCGTCAATGTCCTTAAGTTTCACGCCGAGGCAGTCTCTGTAAAAGAACAAGATAGCATTGAACGCCTGGTTTTGTGTCGCTGCGGAAACGTCGCGAGCAGCAAGTTCTGTCAGGAACCGCTCCATCTTCTGCTCGCTGGTGAGCACGGACGGCATCTGGAATATGGCAGTGATGTAGCGCTTGATCCATTGTTTGTAATTGTCCTCTGTCGCCAGTGATTTGTGCTGTCTCCGCATCACATCCACCGCTCTCTGGATTGCCTGCTCCTTATTCATAAGCGAACACTTCCTTTGGCTTAAACACCGTTCCACATCTTCAATAGTCGCCCTCGTCGTTGTAGTCGTCCCAGTCCAGTTTGGCGTCTTTCCACTGCGCCGCCCCGCCGAGGTCATCGAGCAGCTTGCGCGCTTTTCGGGCGCGGTCTATCGCGGCTTGGCTCTTGATTGCTTCTTCCTCCAGTGACTTCTGGTAGCGGTCTATGACTTCCGCTGCCGAGCCTTTGCAGTGGCCGTATCGCCGTTCCCAATCCACCACGGGCATCGTTTTCATTTCCTCGACTTCGTTGGCGAGGCGTTGGAGTTCGCCAGCGCTTTTGATGCAGGCGTTTTTTAGCGGCGCGAGTCCGGCGAGGATTTTCTCCATGCCGAGGATTGCGGTTGCGGCGCTTTCGCCGTCCTTCACTTCGACCGTCAGGTCGTAGCGGACGTGCTCGTAGTTGCCGAGGTTGTAGAGTCTGCCGATTGTGATTTTGGTTACGTTCATTCGATGTGGAACAATTCAGTGCAGGCAACGGCGGGTTGCGCTGCGGGTTTATTTCGAGTCGTCAGGTCCGCCGTGCCTGACTTCACCGTTGGAGGACTCCATGCCGGCGTTCGCGGTGTGCTGTTTCAGAGCCACCGGCACGGAGTCCAGATTCAGTTTCTTTTGTGAGGCCGCACCGACCGCCCAGTCGCGGACTTGCAGCCAGATTTCTTGCTTCGATTTTTCCGTTTCGATTTTGGCTTCGATCCATGCCCAGTCGCGCAGCTCGGCGAGCATCCACGCGAGTTCTTCCAGTCTCTTTGGGTTCGCCCGTCCTCCAACCATTCCCTGATGCGAATCGCCACCGCGCCGCGCGCGTGGCAATTCGGGAGTCGGTTGAGCGGTGGCGATTCGCATAGGTCAGTCGTTGTCCGTCTTTGCCGCCCACCGATCCACCGCGCGATGGTTGCTCCAGCATGGATGCAGTTCGACCGCGCGACGCATCGCGTCGGGGCTGTTTGCCCATCCCATCTGCATCGGCTTTCCCTCTTCGTCGTCGCACCATATTTCGTAGCGTTGTCCACGGTCGCCAACCGCCGGCAAAGACGGACAACCAGCCGGTGCAGCGAATGAGCCGCGAGGCTTTTTCCTGCATTTAGACCCGTCATTCCAACACTCCGCGAACTCCGGGGCGCAATCGTCACAGTGGCTCATCGCTGACCTCCATCGTTAGGCCGCATCGTATTCGGCCAAGATTGTTTCTGTGATCCTGACTGGCACATACTCGACTCCTGGGTCGGGCTTTGGCTTCCGAGAGATGGCCTCCATGACCTCGGCCCGGTCAAAGTATTGCCCCACGTCGCAGACCCACTTTCTGTCCGCGAATTTCCGCAGCATCCAGTATTGGTCGGTTTTGGTTTCCGGCGGCCTAACCACGGCGCTGCTGCCAACAGCCGCCCCGCTTGGCACGCTCGGAGTCACAGGTTCTTTCATGGTTTCCTTTCCGCTCTACCCATGCCGTCGGGCGGCTGTGGCAGAGCTTGGTCGTTAGGAGACATTTTCTTCGGCCACGTAAATGTTGTGTGCATTGTCTTTCCGGGTCACACACACTTGGTCATGCCATCCTTTGTGCGGATAGTTGGCGCACACTATCCCTTCGCCTCTGTATTCGGCGGTGTCCACCATTACTCGGTCGCCGATCTTGCGTCCCGGCCTGATTGCTTTTGCGAGCGCGTATAGCGCGTTTGATATTAGTGTTCTCATTCGTTTGTTGTCGCTGAGCTTGGGTCGTTAGGCCACATACGTCGCCCATCGTTTATGCTGACCGCATCCTTCACCGAGCAGCCGCTCCACCGATTCGCGGCAGTCGGCGGCGTTGTGGATGAGCAGCGGGCCGTTGTCGTAGATTTCGCCGGTGCTGGGATGTTGCCACTCAGCGCGTGGTTCGCACCAGCACTGCGCGGAGTGCTCATGTTCTCTTTCATCGTTTAGAGGTATGACGTTGACCATGTGGCCTAACCATGCGCTCCAGCGAACCCGGCGGGGGCGTTGCGGTTGCAATCGTTGCCTCCCGTGCGCCGGGTCGCTGAGCTTGGGTCGTTCGCCAGATGCAGCAGCGGGAGCGTCTGCCCAGCCAGACCATCGGTCGAGTCGCCGAGGTGTTGGCACATCCCGTCCGTCAGCCAGATGTGGCTCACATTCCCGTCGGCGTGTGTTGTCTTCACGCTCGGCTTGAGCGTCGGCTTGAGCGTCGAGCCGTTCCACGTCCACGCATTTGCTGCGTCGCGGCTTCCGTGGGTGATGACTGGCAGCAGAATTGGGAACTCGTAGCCGTGCGGCTGGAAGCGCAGATAGTCGCGACCGTTGCGATGCTCCAAACACGAAACTGGCGAACAAGGCGCTGCACCCGCAACTGCCGCTTCGCCTGTCCGTTCAGAGTCAGATTTCATTTCGATTCGTTTCTTTGCGCTCGACCCGTCCCGCCAGCGGCAGTGGGGTGAGCTTGGCTGTTCGCCAAACGAATGACGCGCCCCGGTAGTCCCGAGCGTTCGAGGGCCAGCGTGTTCGTTTCGTCGTAGGAGATGAGCGCGGACGGTCCGCCAGCGTTTGCCCCTGCCCGCGTCCCGTCCACATGGTAGAAGTAGAGCCGCCCCCACAAGAACAGGATCGCGTGCGCCTTCTTCCAGACGTGCTCCACCCAATCCGCTGTTTCCGTCCGTGCAAAGATCAGCGCGGTTGCGTTGCCGTGCTCCGCGCACCGTGCCAGCCAGCGCCCCGTCTCGCGGCCATACGGAGGATTGCACCAGACGCGACCACTCCACGGCAGCCGCAGCCCATTGTCGCGCACCGTGTAGTGCTTCGATGCAGTCGGCCACGGCCGATTGATCGGGCTGCACGGGTCGAGGTCGAAAGCCCCGAGAGCGGTCAGGATCTCGGGCGGCGTCAGCCACTCGTCTTTGCCCATCCGGTGCGAGTGATGCCCCCCGATGCCGCGACCAGAATTGGCGAACCAGGCGGTGGACTCAACAGCCATGAGCGGCGGAGTTTCGAGGGTAGCGGAGTCGTTTGCGCTCATGGTGGTGCCATCGCTTATGCGTTCGAGCGCCGGGCGACGCGCTTGGGTTTGCGTTTCGTTTTTGCCCACCGAGCGGCCACTGCCGCCCGTGCCTGTTCGGAACTTCGCGCCTTGGCCGCGCCCGTCCCGGCTTTGCCGCCGAGTCTGCCGAGCGCGACCGCCGCTGGATTTTTAGTCATTGCTCGTGTCCTCCACCTCTCGAACGTAGTCCTTGCGGTCTTGGGCCGTGCCTTTGGCTTGGCCGGGGTCGTTGTCGCCGGGCAGAATGAGCCGGTATTTAGACTCATCGCGCCAAAGTTGGTAGCGGGCCTTGTCTGCCTCATCGTAGTCCGTCCATGCCCCGCGAAATTGCCAAGAGACCGTCTTTAGCTCCTCGTCGTATTGCCGCACAAACAGCCGGTAGTGAGTCGCGGTGTCGTAGGTCTGTTGCTCGCCTTTGTGAGTTGTCGCTGTGTTGGTCATTTGCTTTTGGTGTCTCGGCTTACTGGGCCTCAACTGCAAACACTCTACGCAAGCGGTTGCGTATATGCAAGAGTTATTTTCACATTGCTTCCGATCTGCTTAACTTGGGTCGGTAGGCACCAGTGAGAGAGCCTTGCGTGCCTCCTCACGTCCGGCTCTGTTAGGACCGCTACCCGCCGATGTGATCGTCAGTCTGTGCTTTGCCCTGGTCATCGCCACGTAAAACAGCCGCCGATCTTCCTCGCTCGGCTCTTTGGCTGCGGCGGCGCTCTCGTCGCACTCGGGCAAGACCACGTTGTCGAACTCAAGACCTTTCGCTCCGTGCATCGTCATGATGCGGATGCCGTCCATGTCGCCCGCCATCACGCGCTTCGTTTCCTCATTGCAGATGCTGATGAGCAGGTCGCCCATTGTCGCACGCGCCGGCAGTGTGCCCGCGATTTCCTCCACGATGTCGGCGCTGGCCGCCGTGCATCCGTGTGCCCTCACCACTCGGGCGGCGTAGTGTGGCGTGAACTGGCCACCCTCGACGCAAATTCCGCTCGCGCCGGCCAGCGTGGTGCCGCCCTGGATTGCAGCCAATCGAGCCTCGTTGATCTGTGCCGGCGTCCTGCCGCACTGGCGCAGGTAGCTGGCGGTGATCTCCGTGTTGCTCGGGTTCGCCAGAACCGCCAGCAGCGTTTTGGCTTTGCGCCAGTCCTCCGGGAAGACGCGATCCTTGCGGATGGCCAGCGGATAACCGTGCTCCGCAAGTAGCGCGGCGAACCGTTGCACCTGTGCGTTGGTGCGGACCAGGATGGCGGTTGCTGACGATTCGTCCTCCAGTTCCTGGCTCAGGTGGCCCATGAGTTCGGTGTCCTCGGCGCCGCGCGTCGCGTAGTAGGAGACCACCACCGCTCCGCCTTCGTGCTCCGCAGTCATGTTCTGCTGCGCCCGCTCCTTGTTCTGCTCGATCACTTTCCGCGCCGCGTCGCAAATGGCTTTCCGGCAGCGGTAGTTCCGTTCGAGCCTGATGACGTTCCACTCCGGGCTGTTGAAGTGCTCCATGAACAACTCCACCTTGGCTCCACGGAATCGGTAGATGCTCTGGTCGGGGTCGCCGACCACGAACTTGGTCTTGGTGGTGATGGCGTCGTAAATCTCCCAGTCCAGCGCGCTCGAATCCTGCGCCTCGTCCACGAGCAGGTGCCTGACCGGAACAAGTCCTACCGGAGCGATCTTGATCAGGTCGCGTCCCACGTCGAGCAGCGTGTCAAAGTCGAGCATGCCGGTGCGCGCCATCGTCGCCCGGAACTCCGCCGCCACAAGTTCCGCCGCCGTCGGCGGATTGCTACGCGCCGGGTAGTGCCGTAGCGCGTCCGTCAGCGCGGTCTTGGTGCCCTTGTATCCGAGGCGCTTCTTGACGCCGTCCAACAGTTCCTCCGCAGCGTCCTCGTCGATAATTGTCGGCGGGACGAAGATGCCGACCAGACACCGCGCGGCCTCTTTGGTGAGCAGTCGGAAGAGCCAGCCGTGAAGCGTGCCCACGTAGCCGAGCCGCTGCGCTGCGGCCTCGTTGCGGCCCGCCGCGAGGCGCTGAACCATCTCGCCGGCTGCGGCGTTGGTGAACGTGATCGCCACGATGCCGGCCGGGTCCTCGCCGCTGTCGAGCAGGTGGTTGATGCGCTCGACGAGCACCATCGTCTTTCCGGAGCCTGGCGTGGCGACGACGAGCGTGTTGCGGTGCGGTGTGGTAACGGCGAGTTTCTGTTGATCGTTCATTCGTTTTTCGTTTTGTTCTTTGGAGTGTGCCGCCCGTGGGCGGGTTGTCAATTTGGAACCGGCTCCACCGTGATCATCTTGGTCTGCAACCCGTATTCCTGCGCTTGGACGAGCGCGTCGATTGGCCGCGAGAACTTCGTGGCGTCCTTGTCGCCGACCATTTGCCAGACCTTGCCTCGGGCGTTCTGCACGAACTGGACGGCGTAGCCTCGGTAGCGGATGACGTATTGCGGTGCCGGCAATGTCGTTTCCGTTGTGTGTTGGTTGATCGGGTTGTATTTGCTCACAAGATGTTCCTCCCGGCTTCCAGCATGATGTTGAGGCAGACGCCGCACCGCAGTGATTCACCATCCCTTCTGGTAGTCCACTGGCCGTGCGGACGGCGGCCGCACTCCGCGGCGCTGGTCTTGCCTTTGTTCGGCACCAGATGCCGCACGGCGTCGTTGGTGTCGGTTTTCCACGTCATCGGCCGCACCCGGCGCATCTCCCTCACGGTTGGCGCCGCCAACGCGAGCCACTGCGGTGGCTCCGCCTCGGCTCGGTGCCATGCCTGCCTGCTACGCTGGTTGTAGGGTCCGCCCGGTTGCAGGGCGGACATGATGCTCCAGACGCGGGCGTACGGCGCGCCCTTGTGTTCCTGGCCTCGGGTCGCGTGAACCGCGGCCTTGAAGTTCGAGTAGTCGATTCGGGACGCGATTTCGGTGACGAACGCCACCGCCGCCGCGTGGCTGCACACGATCCGGTATCGGTAGTCGCCGGACGGCGTCTCGATCCATCTCGTTCCGCGCAGCGCCTTGGTGCGCGCGGCGTTCTCGATGTCGGCGCGCTCGCGTGCGCGCACTTGGAACTCGCCGGGGTGCCGCTCGACGATGCTGAAAAAACCCGCTGTTGATGCCATCCACATTTCAGAATGCTCCGATCCGGTGAAGCACCCAGCCCCACACGACAAGGTTGATACCGACAGCGACGGCGCCGGCTGCCCAGTTGGTTGCGTTCATCGCCCCTGCTCCATTTCTGTTTGGTCGATCCACGCCAGCGTCCGGTTCCATCCGGCTGCTGTGACCTTCTCATGCGGCCCTATGAGACCGGTGCCGTCCTGTCTCGCGCTCATCGTCCTGTTGTCGTCATAGCCAAAGATCACGAAACGACCGATGCGAACCGTGCCTCCGGTGCGGATTGTGTTGAGTATCGTTCTCATGGCTCAGAGTCCTTCGTCGGCGTCGCTCGTGACGCGGTTTCCGTCGAATGCGCCAGAGCAGTCGCGCTCGTTGAACTCGAACTCCCAGCGGTCGGTTTCCCAAGTATGCCCGGTCGGTGCGTAGATGCCGTTGACGTATGCGAACCGTCCGCAGCCGCGGCGATCCAGTTCCATGTTGTAGGTGCGCGGCGTGAATCCTAGAGGCTTGAGCGCCTGCGTGATCTCGTCCTCCACCATCCGCCCGTGGGCGGGTCCGCTGAACTCGCCTCCGTCAAATCCGGCATCCGCTTCGGCTGCTTCGGCGTGGCTTCGCTCAATGCGACGCACCGCGCTGGCCGCAAGGCTTAGGTTGCTGTTCTTGGTTTCGTAGTGTGCTTTCATTTGTTTGTCGTTTGTTTCGCTCAGGCTTGTCACCGTGCCAGAACATCCGGCGCGCATCCACTGGAATTTCTGCGGTGGTTTTCCACCCGCTCTCGCGCGTTGATCTCGTCGAGGTATTCGCTGTAGCTGGCTCCGTATTCCTTCTCGTCGCTGTCCAGCCACGCCTCGCGCGAGCAGATGCAGCGCCGGTAACCGCACGTCGTTTCCTCGCCGTCAAACCACGACGTGGCCGGGATCAGCGTCCGCCCGCAATCCTGGCACGTCCGGTTCCGCACCTTGACGCAGATTTCCTCGACGACCGCCTCGCGCAGCGCCTGGCGCTCACTCTGTTGCGCCCACAACCAGCGGAGCTTCGCCATGTCGCGCGGGTCCTGCGTGCGCCAGTAGCGCTGCGCGGCCCGGTCCTGTCGGCGGTTGGATGTTTCGGTGTTCACTTGGCACCACCTTTCAGCGCGTCGAGCGCGGCGCGGGCGGAAGCCTGCACATTTGCGAGCTTGTCCTGATAGAACCACTGCCCCACCGAACGCTTGCCCATTCCGCCCTGCACTCTGTCCTCCGCAATTGCCTCCAACGCTGCCACCACACCCGCCACCGCCTCCGGGTTCAGCCCGGCGAGGGCGTTGACGCAGGCGCAAGCCTTCACAAGTTCGTTGTGTGGAACCATCGCATCGCTGTGCTCGGCGGTGAGGATTACCTTTCCGCCGCAAAGGATTTCCGTCCCGTTCTGTGTCCACGGTTCCGGCGTGTGCCGCGATGTGCTATTCATTGGACACCTCCACGCCGTTGCCGTCCTGATCGACAACGCGCCTGTCAGAGTATCCACCCTGACTCTTGCAGCCGCGCTGGTCGCGGGTCAGGCACATTTCCGCAGCCGCAATGGTGCGGTGATGATGCCCGCAGCATCCACGTACGCTGCCAATGGTCGTGTAGTATTTCCGCGATGCGCTCGCGGCGGGCGTTTGATTTGTGGTTTTCATTGTTTTGTCTTTCGTTTCGCTCGGGGTCATTCCCTTTGCTTGAGGCGACTCTGCCATCACTCCGCCCGGCTGCCCATTGGAAAACCAGCGTTTGGTTTCCAAACGCAAAAGGCGCCCCGGTTTCCCGAGGCGCCTCGCGTTGCTGCTGGCTCAGGCCAGTTCCGCCTTTGCCTTTTCGTTGATGGCGATCAATTCCGATCGCTTGTTCGCGATGTGCGCCTGGATGACCGCGATCGCCAGCTCCGGGTGAACGTCGAGCAGGCGCATGGAGTTCTCCCCGTTGGGTATCCCGAGTTGCAGGTTCCTGTGCCTTCCGAACTGGTCCCGCAGGTTCATCAGATCTCCGCGCTTACGGAGTTCCGACATCTCGGCGAGCAGCTTCTCGCCCTTCGCGATTTCGTCGTGCGCCATCCAAACTGCCAGTGCGGTTTCTTTCGTGATCATGGGTCAGAGGTGGATGATTGTGGCGTCCGTGCTCAACATGTCGCCGGGTGCCGTTCCGATGAACTGATCCAGCAGCCCGGCGTCCGTCATCTCCTTCATCCGGCGCAGCACTTTTCCGAGGTTGTCGGCGTCGAGAATCCCGAGCTCGTCGAACAGCACCAGCTTGAACGCCTGCTGCTGCGCCAGCGCCGCCGCGAGGCCGATGTAGGCGACCGTCTGGAATGTCTGGCCAAACACCCGGTGCGAAATCCAGACGCGCACCTTGCGGCCTCCATCCTGCACTTCGCCCCAGCGCCCAAGCTCTCCGTCCCGGAACGCCAGCGGTGTCGGGAGGATGCCCGCCGTGAACTGGTTCGCCGTGGAAAGCAGCGACGTGAACGCCTTGTTGACGCTCGCCTCTTGATGCTCCGCCACGCACTTAAGGATGGCCTTCAGCGCCCGCAGTTCGTCCTCCGCGTTCGCCCGTTCGATGTCCACCTTCAGCGCCTGTTCAATGCGTGCCTTGTCCGCGACCATCGCGTCGCGATCGCGCGTCAGTGTATTCGCTTTCGCGGTGATCTCGCTGAGTTTCACTTCGGTGGCAGTAACCGCCGCCGCCAGCGCCTCGGTGTCCGCGCTGTCGCCGACCACGTTTTTCGCGTGCGCCCTGGACGCCTGCACCTGTTCGAGCCGTGCGATCTCGCGTTCGATGCGCGTCAGGTCGGTGCGACGGGCTTCGTGCTCCCGGTCCTCCGCCTGCGCGGTCTGGTAGGATTCCTGCGCTGATTCCGCCTCGCTCAATCGCTGCGTCAGCTTTGCCTGATGCCTGGCCAGAGCACCCTTGGTGTTCGTGATCTCGGTGGCGAAGTGATCCGCAGCCGATTCCTTCCACGCCTTTGCTCGGCTCTTGCACGTCGGACAGCACTCCGCTTGCAGCAACTGGTCCCGCTCCAGACCGAGTTCGACGATGCGCGATTGGACCGCCTTGATGTCCTGCTGCACCGACCGAACCGCCAGTGTGGCGTCATCGGCGTACTTCCTCGCCTGAATTGAGCGCGACTTGAACTCTCCGCACGCCTTGTCGAGTGCCGTCTTGATGTTGCGCGCGTCCGCCAGATCGTCGATGACGGCTTCGTCCGTGGTCGCGTCGAGCAGCGCCTGCGCGGCACTGCTCGCCACCTTGCTCTTGAGCGCCGTCGCCAGAGCGTTGCCGGCAGCCGCGTGCCGCTGCGCCTCCGCCCGGTATTCAGCGCGCAACTGCTCCAGCGCCGCCTCTGTCGCCGGCAGCTTGTCGGCGATGGCTGCCGACTGCGCCGTCATCTCCGTGCTCGCCTGAGCAAACCCGGCGTATCGTTTCACCGCCGCCGTTACCTCGTTGGCCCGCTTGCCGACCGACTCCGCGAATGCAAGCAGCCACTCGTTGAACGTCTTGGTGCCGCGGTCGTCCGCCGTGATGCGCGCCGTTGCGTGCCAGTCGTCCACCGTGGCGTCCGTCTTGTCCGTGCGCGGGTCGATGGTTTCCTTGACCGCCAGAATCTTCCCGGCGATCTCGGCCACATCCCCGCCCGGAATGAGGCTGAACACGTATCGCGTCTGCTCGGGGCGTGTCATGGCGAAGAATTCCGCCGCCGGTTTCATCGGCACCAACCCGCCCACGGGCGGGTTCGCCAGCTTCCACGCTCCGAGCGCCCCGAGGTATCGGGCCTCGTGAACCGTCCCGTTGTCCATCGTAAGCGCGACTTGCGCCACGCTTCCGCCGAGCCAGTCCGCCGTCTCGCCGATGCCCTTGCCGCTCTTGCGCGCGTCCGGGTGAACGCCACCGTTCAGCACCGTCCGCACCGCGTCGAGTCGCGTCGTCTTGCCGACGTCGTTCGGCCCGACCAGAACAGTCACGGGTCCGATGTTGTTGTTGAAGGTTCGGCCCTTGAAGTTGGCCGCACTGATGTTCGTGATTTTCATTCGTTTGTCGTTGGTGTGTTGCTGGTTACTTCTTCAGAAGGTCGCTGATGTCGCTCGTCGGGAAGTCATCGAGCAGCCCGGCGCGATCCGCGCTGATGTAGAGGCTGGCAGTCGCCGCCTGCACTGCCTCCTCCGGGACCGGGTGTCCGGTCGCGTCGGCGATCTGCCGTCCCTTGTGCTCCGCGACGATGCGGCACAGCGCCCAGCCGTTGCCGCGCCGGGCGAGGAACTTCCGCAGGCTGCCCACCGGGTCCGCCGCAGTAGCCTGCGTTGCCGCGCCACCGCTGGCCGCTGGCGTCGTTGGACGCGCGGGAGGTGTGTTCGTGGCGGGCCGGCTCTTCGGTGCTGGCGCAGCGCCGTCCTCGCTGATGAGTTCGATCATGGCCTCGTCCCGGCTGCCTGTGGCCTGGATGGTGATCAACTGGCCCTTGCGGTTGTGGAAGACGTCCCCGCAGGACGGGTTCTCGATGTTGTAGGTGCGCTCCGTTCCTCCGAAGTCCAGACCGATGAAGTCTGGTTTGCCCTGGTATTTGGACTTGGTGATGTTGCCGGTGACTTTGACCTGCACGGGTCCCATGCCCGTGAGTTCCGAGTGATACAATGTTTTTGCCATGATGGTTTGCGTTCTTTGTTTTCTTTGTTTTCTCATTCGCCACCCTGCATCAGTGCCGGGTGACGGTTGCACCATGTCGGTTGCATCGGCGGTATGCAACGAAAATCAAGCGCCGCTCCATGAGGGAGCGGCGCTCCGCGACTCGACGCGCACGACTTCGGAGCGTGCGCGGTGCAACGCGCAATCAGAATTCCTGCGGCGGGGCGTTTGCAACAAACACCGCCCTAAAGCGCAACCCATACGGCAGTTTCCGTGTGTTTGTGACAAGGCACTCAATCCCACCATTGCGATGCACGGCGTACGGGAGCGTTGTCCAGTCGTCCGGCGAATCAGCATCCGTCTGCATTTGCATCCGCCATGTGGTGTTCGTGGGTATGTGCGCGAACACGCGCACGGCTGGATACAACGTCGGCAGCCCGCCGAGTGTGCGGTTGGTTTCGGCGAACTGCACCGGGATCACCTGTCCCTTGGTCGGCGTCTGCATCGCATCGTTCGTGACCCACACGATGTTTGTCACCGTGGTAATGGTTTTCGCACGCGCGAGCGGAGGATTCGTAACGGTGCCGAAGCTGTTCTTGTTCGTGCCCAGCAGCACAACCGTCGGGTACGGGGCGGCACACCATCCCGGCTCCGTCCATTCCATGTCCTCGTGCTCGCAGACCCGGCCCGGTTCGCCAAAGGCCGACGCCAGCGCAAGCCCACTGCGGATGCCTGCTCTGAACGATTCCAAGATCGGTCGCAGGTTCTGCACGCGGTCAACCCGAGCGGCCACCACGTCTCCGAAGTAGATTTGGTAGAGGCTGAACCCAGATGTGATCGCCGTAGCCACGTCGGCGTCCTCGACACCCAGCCCGAGCGCGGACAACGCGCGCAGGATTTCCTGCGGGTCGGTAGTGCCATTGGCGATCACCGCATCCAGAATCGAAAGCGTGGTGCGAAAGTAGATGCTGTTTTCCGGCGCTTTCCTCACCGCGACAGATACACCAGTCTGCGATGCGAGAAAGACGACGTTGGACATTTTCACCGTGTCCACGGTGCGCGTCGTGACGACGCCGTCTCGGGTGGTTGTGCAGCCGGTCAGAAGCGCCGCCGCGAGTGCAAGAGCAACGAGAATTGTTTTCATTCCTGCCGACTACGCCAGCCGACTGGCGCTGTCAATCCCGCCGTCGGTGCTCGTCCCACGCGATGCGACCAAACAGTCGCAGCGCAGCGTAACTCCACCACGACTTCCAGCGAGGGAACCCGCGGGCGATCATCAGTTCGCGATACACCGCGTCCGCGGTCGCTTGGTCGATGACGACGCGGTTCTCGTCAATGAAGTACCCGCCGACCGTGTAGAGGTGGTCGTGGGGAACCGCTGCCCAGAGGGCGGGACCGACCGGCGGCACCACACCCCAGAGCGGACGCGGCGTGCTTCGCCCGTCGCATTCAAAGCCGGCCGGGATTGTCACCTCGTGCCGGAGGACGGCGGAGTAATAGCTGAACGGGACGCGCAGCTTGAGCCAGATCGGATGCTTGAAGCTGGACAGGTCGTCGTAAAGCAGCGGCCCGAGAAACTCCGTTTTGCGCTTCGCTGCCTTCATTTCAGTGCGCGTTCTTCAGCAGGGTTCCAAGTGCGGCGGCCGAGCCTTCGGACACTCGCTGCAATGTGGCGTTGTTCTGCTCGATGACGGCGCGCAGCACCTCGATGTTGTTCTTCGACTCGTACTTCTGCACCGTAATGTTCACGCTGGCCTCGCCGTTCGTGCCGACCGTCTTTGTGACGGAAACGCCCTCGGCGGTGATGTCCTTCGGCGACTGAATCGTCAGCGAGTTCTTCGACGGGTCAAACGACACGGTCGTTTGGGGGACGCTCATGCATCCGATCAATGGGATGATGGTGAGTAGGGCAAGAATGGTTTTCATGGCTTTCGCTCTTACGCCCGGTCGGACTCCTTGCAAGCACGAAACCCGCCCGCCCAGTTGCGGTTGCCCCGCTGATGCGCTGCCCGAGGCGATGGCGGACGGGTTGAACAACAGGGGGGGGATGGAGTGTGCCTCGGGAATGCTCCGGGAGATCATGGTTGCCGCCATTGGCTTGCAACCCAGCCACCAATTGTTGCCGCAGCGCCGCACAGCGTGGTCGTGATGATGGCGATCACTGTGATGGCCTTCCACCCACCCTTTTGCGCCGTCACGTATTCGTTCAGCTTGTCCACGTCCGCGCGCAGTGTTTCGACGTTGCTGGCCATTGCCGAGTTGGCGGCGTTGTGGAGTTTGAGTTCTTCAATTCCTGCGGCGATCCTGTCGAGTTTTTCCCAGATCGCCTGACGGCTCCGCACGGCATCAGCGTGCCCGGCCTCAAGTAGCGACAGCCTGTGCTCCTGGTCGAGTTGCATCGCTGTGGGCTTGTATGCGTTTCCCGTGGTGTCCGCTTGCATTTAGATCGCTTTACGCGAACCAGCGCCGCGCACAAGGCGAAACTCCGGCTACACCGAAATGCGCGCCATGCGGTCGTCGGTGATCAACGTCAACCGCTGGCCGCTAGTCGCTGCTATCTCGGTGACGCCCGCCATGCATGAAATCACCTCCGGCGTGCCGCTGGCTTCCAGCCACTCCCGCGCCGCGGTGTGCTCGCCCATCAGGCTCTGCATGTATGCCCTGTCCCCGGTCCACCAGTCCGTCACCTCCACGCCCCATGTCCCCACCGGCACCGCGTAAAGCGTGACGACGCCATCGCCGACCACCTCGCACTCCAATCGCATCTCGGATTGCTCCAAGTAGCGGTAGATCGTCTCCGCGTCCCGGAGCGCCTGCGTGCCTTCGGTTGGCACGTCGTGTTCCCAAATTCCCCGCGCAATGTTCAGCCCGCCGTGAACGGCCACCTCTACTCCGCCGATCGTTGTGTATCCGGTCAGTTTTCCGTCGTCTGGAAACGGCAGCGGCTCGGCGTTGACGTCCTTCAGCCCGTATTCGTAGCTGGCTCCGGTGTCCACAGAGAATCCGTAAGGTGACAACACCGTCACTCTGTTGCCGTAGTTGTATTCTGCCAAATTGATGACCCTGGCCACCCGCGGCACCGCGCCGTGAATTTCGACGCCGACGTGCATGCTGTAGCGTATCGGTCCGGCTCCTGGTGCTCGGTTGACCGTGTTCCAGACGTCGTACGCCAGCGGCGCCGCCTTCCAGTTCGCGGTTTCGGAGTCCATCGGCAGAGTGAAGCAGACACGTTTTTTCCAATTCATCGCGACGCTTGAGGTGGTCCAATTGCCGCGGCCATCGTCGTAAACCATCGCGATTCTTTGCTGCGCTGTAGCGGTGCTGCCGATGAAGCCCGTGTGATCCGTGGCGTCCGCGGTGTTGAAGCACTCGATGCCGGTTGCCCCGGTCAGGTATCCCGAGACCTCCGAGACGTCTGGCAACTCCCGCACGCCCAGTTTCAACGGAACGCGGACCTCGTTGTATTCAAAGGTCAACCCGAAATCCTCCACCAGTGTTTGAAAGTCGCCGATTGTCACCCACTTCGCGCTGGTGAACTCCGGCAGGTTCACGCTTTCCACGCGTCCCGGCACCGCTATCATCGCATTGCCAATGTCGCGATCCGTGGTGTCCCATGTCACCGCTCCGAATGTGACATCCATGTCCCCCGCGTAGCTGTATCGACCGCCTTCCGGTCCGGTGCGGGACGTCAGTTCGATGGTCGCCGCCGTGGCGACGGTGAACGCTGCGGCCCGGTTGGCTGTCACTTTATAGGTTGACCACCCCGCCATGTCCGCCGCCTCTTTCAGGATTCCTTTCGCCGTCAGGTAGTGCAGCCATGACGCCGCGCTCCCGGTGGTGCCGTGAACGATTGCAAACGCATCTCGCGGAGCCACAGCCCATTTCGCGCTCCACAACCACAACCGTTGCTCTCCCGTGAACGCCACCCCTGGCGGGTCGATGTCGAAATTGAGGACCGTGTTTCCGTACGGCACCCGAATCGCCCGCCACGACAGTGGCCGCGCCGTCTTCACTTGGTTCACGGCTTGTGCCATCGCGTTGTAATGTTCGACCACCATCACCATTGCGGTCGTGCCACGTTCCGACGGCCCGCCAGTGGCTCGTGCTTGATTCGGGTCACCTGTGAGCAGAAACACCCACTGATTGAACCACGCCGCGCTGGCTGAATTGCGAATGTAAGCCGCCACGCCGTCCAAGCACCGCCAAAGCCCGGTGGTGAAGAACCGAGATCCCGCGCCTACGGCGTCGGTGTCGTCGATCGCCTGCTGGCGTTTACCCACGATCTGCCGCAACAACTTCACCCCAGTGCTTTCCGCCGCCTGATACGGCACGCCGAAGTCCGATCCGTCTGGCCCATAGACCTCGTCTCGGTAGCCGTTGACCGTTGGCCTGGCGACGAGTGGTGAATGGAAGCCAGCATTGGCTCGTCCCCACTGCCCGAACCCCCAGCCATGCTTGCGGAAGCGAGCGGCGTGCTTCAGTTGCCATTTTCCTGCCCCAGCGTTGTAGGTGTAGGTGTTGCCGTATCGGTTCTTGTATTGCCGGCACCAGTGCGGTGCCAGCGGCGTCGCTGCCGCGGTGGTAATTGCCGGCAGTGGTGCCGGCTCGACGCTTTCCACCCACGTCATTACCCACCCCTCTGGTGTCAGTGTCAGGTCAGGCACCGAATACGAGACGTAGTCGTCGTTCTGACTCAACCTGGCGCTGTCGCCAAAATGCTGCAGCGTCATCAGCTCATCGATGGTCAGCGTTTGCGGCGCCGTCACATCCAGCGCTGTCGGTGGCGTGCTTTCCACCAAGGTTTCCGGCGCGTCGCCAGTCACCACTTGCAGCGTTCCGTATTCATCGTAAAAGCTGACCTGCGGGGCCGGGCCGTTGGCGACCGTGCGTTGTGTGATCCTGTATCTCGCCCGGGTTCCCAAGTTGAATTGTTCCAAACCGCGCACGTCCTGACCGTCCACCCCTGTGTCCTCCATCACGCGATTTTCCAACTCGTAGCGATCCGACGTTGTCCACAGCGCGAACCCTGTCGGTAGCACTTGATACGCGGCGTCCCCGCTCCGCACCGGGTTTTTGAGAATGTTCGTGCTGCCGGTCATAACGAACACGTATTTGTCAGCCAGCGCATGTCCGAGTTGCCAGTTCCCGCCGGCCGCGGTCGTGACCGCGATTCCCGCGGACGCAAAGTCCGACACCACGGTTGTCGTGTCGCCCGGACTGCGCGACACCCCCTTGAAGTTTAACGTGTGCAGGGTGTGCGCGGTGTTCGGCCAGGGCGACTTCGCTGTCTTGCGGACGTAGAGCTGGCCTTGATGCCAGAACATATCAGCGACCTTGGCATTCGCTCTGAATGCCAGTGCGCCTCCGGTTTCCGATTTCGGCCGCAGGCACGCCAGTTTCCCTTGTTCAAACGCCGCGGTGTCTGGCTGGAATGTGGACCCGATGTCGCACAACTCATGCACGTCCACATCAAAGGCCGCGTATCGCTTCGTGCCTTCGCTGTCGGTCATCCACGCGATCCAGTCGTACACCTGCGCCGGGTTGATGATGTTGCTGGCTTGCATGGCTCCAGCCGCCGTCATCAAGTGTTCCGCTATCGGGTCAACCGCAGTCGCCTGCACCGCCGGGTCTGTGTAGTAGGAGTTGCCCGTGTTTGATGGATGCGACGGCCAAAACCAGAAGCATCGCGGGTCCGTGGCTTCGACGGTGAAAAAGTATCTTCCGGTGACGTAGTTTTCCCAGTCACCAAGCCCGCTGTTACCAGATGGATTCCAGTGCCTCCGCACCGTCTTGCATTCGTACGCCGACAGCGTGACCGTGATCTCCGCGGTGTTTGCGCGGTTTCGGAACCGCACCACCGATTCTGCGGATTGCAGGTTGTGCAGTCGGAAGCATCGGTATTTGTCCCACCCCGACTCGATGGTCACGTCGGTCTGCCCCTCCAAAATGATCTCCGCGACCGCCCACTCGTAACGCTTTTCCGGCACCGGGCAACCGGCCTCCTTGACGAAGTGCAGCACCCCACTGCTCGGGTGCGCTAGGACGTGCGCTTGCAGTGAGTGCTCGCACAGCGGAATGGCTCCGTATTGAAACAGGCCGTTCGTGTATGCGCCCGGCCCAATCCTCGGCACCGTGACGATGCGGTTGGCGGTGTCCCAGGATGTCGGCACCGCGGCCGCCACGGCGCTGGCAAACACGCTGTGGGAATACGCGCGCACAGTGGTCGCTGTCACAGACCCGCCCGTGGGCGGGTGTGTTACCGTGGTCGTGGTCACCGCGGCTCCAGGCAGGTATTGGCTGAACGCGGTTGCTCCCGCCGTGAAGAAAAAGCACTTGCCCAGCAGGTGATACGGTTGCCCCGCGTAGCGCGGGAACCGCACGTCGCCGCCGACGTTGCCGAACGTCGTCTTGTCCTCGCGGTTGACCAACAAAAACGACCGGCCTCCAAGCACCGTCTCCAGTTTGTCCTCGAACGCACCCCACAATGCGTTCATCGGAGCCGGTGTGATCGCCTCAAAGCCGGCGAGGTAGTTTACGGAAGCCATACCGGCTTGT